AAATTCGGAGGAGCAAATTCACAAGGATTTGTGGTTTCTCAAAGCGCCTGGGGATTGGACACAGCAGAGCAATTTGGAACAGGTCTTTCGACATATATAGCTGAAAGCGCGTCTATTGGCGCCGCTGGAGAGCTTCAAAATGATTATACTTTCGCATATAGGCTCGTTGACAGCACTAAAGGCGATGATTCCGCATTGCATCCAGGGCCAATATATGCTAGAAAACACACCATGGGAAGTCTTTATTCGGTTGTTTCTCCAACTGGACCTCTAGCATTGAGGCAGGCGCTTGTTTCTCCAACTTTTTTAACTTCTTCTGAATTGACTGGCAACGACTGGCCAACTATTTCTACTTTTAATCAGCTTGGTCATGTTTCAATTTTTGGTGGTAATGCTAAATTTGAAGCACACGAACAAGCAGGTTATGTTGAGGATGGATCTTTTGTTTCTTCTCCTTCAACTCCTTTTTACGATAAATATGAATTATATAATCTTAATATGAGATTAAAAAATAAAGACTTGTCTCTTATTCCGGAATTTAGAATAAGTGATCATATTTCTAAATATTTAAATAACAGCAATGGTTGGCTCACGACGAACTCTTCACAGTTTTCAATTTTTGGAGTTAACGAGAATAATACTCAAACAGTCTTATATACCACCACCACGGCTGGAGGCCAAGCCTTTTCGTATTCCACTCAAATCTCGGAAAACACCCCACAGAATAGTTCTGAAAATGAATTTTATAGAATTTACTCTTTCTCGGATTTTATGGAACATTTTGAAATTATTAATGACAAGCACGAGGATTTTGTTGGTGATGAATTTCCAAAAACCCTAACTCTTTCCTGTAAAGCATTAATGAAATTTATTCCTTATGATGGCTTTTACCCCGCTGAAAGAACTTTAGAGATAGCCGAAAAATTTAGAGATATTTATGAACCCGCCATAGAGGGATCCGAGGCTTTTTCTGGCGATGACCAAGATTTGAAGATGAGGCCAATAATGGCGCCCCTATTTTCTCCCGGAATATTATATAACACAATTAAGTCTGGAATAGCAGTAGATTATCCAATTTATACTAGCTCATATGACCCCATTCATTATTATAATAATAGCGGCAACGCTACACCCCCCGCACCGGAAGATTTTAGTGATTATTATGCAATAGGTACTGCAAGTGTAGATATCGGCCGCTGGCACTTTAGAGTTCCATTTGAATCTATTTTAGAACCAGAAAGCCTAAATGGTTTGCCGATGCAGGATATGGAGCCCCACCCATCTTGCTCATTAAACGGCCTTTATTCAAAAATTAATACAACCGATAAGTCTACTAATGAGTATAAATTGGCTATTAATAATTTTTTAGGAGAGACAATAAAATTCTTCCTTAAGGACGGGGAACTTACAACTATACAAAGTCGTCAGGAAAATTATTTTAAAACGGTGAACTCCGCCGTCTCTTATGCAATGAGAATAAAAATAAGAAGAAGCATGACGGGGATAAAAAGAGAAACGTCCGAATGGGCAACTCCGCAGGAATATTTTTCAACAGAGATAACTAAGAATATAAATACCGACAACAATATTTTCACAGATTATAGGATGGCGACATTAAATATGTACAGCCGCCCCACCGCATTTGGGCCCCCTGTTGCCGGAACCGGATCTTTCGACGACGACGCCACGGTTCCAGGCGGTAATTCTATGAATAATCCTAATTTTCTCGGCCGAACCACACTCGGCAATTGCATCTCAGGTGTCCCAACCACATGGGACTTCACGCCTCCGAGGGTAAACGACGGACTATATGGCTACAATGTTTCACATACACCACCATATTATAGTGGGGAATCTTGGATAGATATTATTTATACTCCCACAGCAGGAGGAAAACCAACAATCGATGACATCCAAGCAAATTCAAAAATAGTTTGCTGGAGAATCGACGGGTTTGATCCACTCGCGTGGTCAAGTGGAGACATTGATGCCGCAGCATTTCCAATGCATAGCTCAAGTGTTAACGAATACGCAATGCAACTTACTTCTTCTATAAATATCTTTAATAAGTTGTTTGTAGAATCTGCAACAGATGAAACACAAAAAAATCCAAGTTGGGCAATTCAGACAAAATTTGAAACCCCAATTTTGAATTTCGGCCCGTTTGGAGAGGCAAATTATTCAGATACTAGAGGGAATCATTATTTAGATAATATAACTCTCCCGACAACGAGTAGCGCTCCGTGGGAAGGGTACGGCGGACAAACAACAACTCCAATAGGTATGTGGCACCAGTTTGGATCTATACCATCCGGAGATCAGGGAGTATATTTAGAAGTCGGTCCAATACCAACGCCATGGCTGAATACCAGAGCAACAAAGGGTGATATATCTACCATATACGCCTCTATCGACCAAGATCAATCATTATCAGAGATTACTGGATTTACTGGAAAAATAAATAAGAAAAGTAAGACAATTGGAAAACTCGCAGATTCAAAAACGGTTTATGAAGCCGTCGTTGCCGTCCCATTTATTGAGAGAGTACATTTGGCTGCAACCTCTCGCAAAATAACAGACAAAAATATCGGAAATAGTTTGTTTTTTGAACTTCCTACTATTGCCTCGTTCGGCCCGGATACAAAAATTGAAAATAGAGATCCCAAAGGATTATTTCCATCTGGTACGAGTCAGGATATTCTAAACATGGCCGATATGGTTTGGAAAAAATATGTTTTCCCTCCTCAATTTGATTTTATAAGAAATCCGTCCGCAAAACCGGTTGCGATGTATGTCTTCGAATTTGATCACACATTTGATAAAAATGATTTATCTTATATCTGGCAAAATATCGCTCCAAAGTTTGGGACACAATTTAAAGAGGCGACTGCAACTATTTCTCATAAACTTTTAGGTAAGGAAATGTTGGACGAAATGAAAGATAAGGTAAAATGGATGGTATTCAAAGTAAAACAGAGAGCAGAAACTAGTTATTATAACAATTTATTAACGAGACCCCCAGAAGATACTAATTCTGAAATAAATTATGGTTATAATTGGCCTTATGATTATTTCTCGATGGTTGAGTTTGCAAAAATAAATGCCACAGTATCGTATGGTACAGATCCCTTCGAGCCACTCGCTAGCGGAGTCCCCACTACTTCTATATCTAGTCCAACTTCTCAAGGCTCCCTCCCTCCATTGGCTGGTCAGGATAAGGGAAACACAAACAATACATCTACTAAAAATACTAGACAAGCAAAAACACAGGAACAAATAGGCGTCTCAATCGCAGCTAAAATAAAATTAGAGGATAAAAAGAAATAATGCTTTTTTTAAATAAACAAGAAGAGGTTTTAGATATTCAATTAACTCCATACGGAAAACATCTTCTATCTAGAGGAAAATTCAAGCCCGTTTATTATGCTTTTTTTGATGATAATATTTTATATGATTCTGAGTATGCCGGGTTTGAAGAAGATCAAAATGAAATTCAAGCCAGAATAAAAGATTCTACTCCTCAACTACAAGCACAATATAAATTTACTGGGAAGTTCGAAAAGACAATTGAGGTTGATTTTGGTACTGGCGATAAGTTAGTACCAACAATTCCGTCGATGAGGACCAGTTTAACAAGCGATTTAGGAAACTCCAAACCACTGGAAAATAAATATCCGGCCATTAATTTAAGATTTTTGAAAGGAGAAGCCAACTCTTATGACTTGTCATACAGGACAAAATTTGGTGATAAAATAATTCCACAAATTAATTTAACTTTGGAATATTTAATATATATCAATGCTATCTCTCTCGATTCAACCGCAGAGATAGGAACACCAATGGATTCACACGATGCAGATGTATATTTTGAAGATCAGTTGTTGGATTCAAGTTTTTCTTCCCCCATAGCACAAGATGGAACCTTTTTGTCAATTGTCAACGATTATATATTGGCCGATATTGTTGAGGAGAATACTGATTTTAAAATGGAAAATTTTAATATTGAAGTTTTTAAGGTTGTTACCAACCCACCGGAAGAAGAAGAACTTATTTCTTTAAGTTTTGCCAAGAATATTCAAGAAAAAATTGTTAATAACATACTTTTAGACAGTCCAGATGAAGATGCAGATTTAGAGTTAGTTTTATGTCCTGATAATGTAGAATACTATTTTGATATTTTTTATGATCATGACATAGACAGAGAATTAATCAGTAATTCTGTAAGTCTTTTGAGATCCGAGGGCTTTTATACAGATGAAGATTTTGTTTCAGAGGACAATCCCTTTGTGAGACTGGCAAATTCTGATATTTATGGAACAAATGTTACACCAGATGATATAGAAGATTGTGAAGGAGAATAATATATAAATGGCAACAAAAGATACATCAGGAGCCACAGGTACGGGGGCAACAACATATAAAAATCCAGCTTTGAGTTCTCTATCGGCGCAAAATGTGGCAGTCATAAAAACAAAAGTAATGGATATAACGCTTAATTCTACAGTCGAGGGCTATTCAGTAGAAATTAATTATGATGTGAAAACAAAAGCAGATAGTTCTGGCCTTCCTTCCCTTGATTTATCCAAGGATATTAATTTATATATAAAATCCTACATTGTTGTCGATTCCTCATTGGACGCAGATTTACAACAATATGATGGAGACCTTAAAGACGGATTAAGAACTGCACACATATCAACTAAGAATATTTTGGATAAGAAAGTTTTTTATCAAAAAGAAAAACTAACATACCAAACCATATTACCAAGCGGTATAATCAATCCAGACATTAAAATAAATTACAGGGTAACAGAACGCGAAATAGATGGAATAATACAGAAAATAAAAGTTCCAGAAAGATATTCTTATCCTTTTTCTTTAACTCAAAAAGTAGAAAAAACAAGGACACCAGAAGCAATATCTGGATCAAAGCGGATTAGGCGATCGCCTAGAAGTGACAATGCAGTACCCGCTCCAAGAGTTCCAGTCCATTTGGTTATTTATCTATTCAAGTGTACCGGAAAAGATGCTGCGACTAATGTTGCATTTGATAGAATACCAATTATAGAGAATGGTATTCTCAAGGTTGAAAAAGAAGATTCAAAAATTGAAGACCTTAGAACAGGCTATTACGATAATTTATTTAATTTTGATATTTTCTCTGTCAACGAACCGGTGAAAAATTCAAATATTTCTGATTTATTGGCCTCATATGGTAAAAATCAAGATTTAAAGGCCACTTTCTTCTTTGATAAAAAACAATTTTTAATAGATAATAGTATATATGGTCAGATCTTAAATAATCCACACCTTAACTCTGCTGAAATTAATAAGATATTGCAAAATGCCTTTATTTCTAACTTGATAATAAAAAGAAGAAAGGTTAAAAATATATTAGATTTCCATAAAAGGCCGATTTCTGTTGACAAAAATCAAATAAATGATATTCTTATCCAAACTTCGGATGATGATAGCGGAAATCTATTAAAAAAACAATCAACAAGCTCGATTGATGAATCTATATTGGCAGAAATATCTGAAATACAACTTCCTCTTCAGTTTGATAACGCGTCACTAACGGAGGAATTGACTAAATTTTATAAAGTATACGGTTTTAGTGATTATGATACTTTAATGGGCGGAAAACACCAATATCGCGTTTCAATTAAAATGCAAGACGGTATTTTAATATGGTTAATAAATGCCCTAGCCCGGCTAGAACGGGCGCAAAAAACTCTGACAGACTTTTATAAAATAGGAAAACCGGCTTATGAGGCAGGAAGTTTCTTTCACCAAGCCCGACAAGCGCTAGATGGAGATATCTTAAATATTCTTTTCGCATTAAATACGACCACCCCCGAGACTGTGATTGATCGATCTTATTTTAAGAATCTTTTAAATTACAAAGATACAACACTCAAACTAATGGGCTATAATTTAATTCTTGTTTCTAAAGTAGCTCAAATGATTGGTTCTGCTGGAGTTATTTCTCAAACTAATTCTTCTTATTCTAAGATTTTTTCCAAAAATGTTTCTGATTTATTCTTTTTAAAAACCGAGAAAGAGTTTGATTTATCTGTTGATTTTGGAGATGCCAGTGATCTAACCTACGATTATGTAAATATTGGGAAAAACGAAGATGTTGGTATTTCTATTATAGAATCTGTCGATTTTAATTCAAGATGTAATTTCGATTTCAGAAGAATTATAAAAGATTATGTGGCAGATGATAATGGAGAAATAGATTTTAGCAAATTAAATTTTAATCTTTCTTTTGATGCTGGGATTGTTCCTGGCACAAGTGCTTTGGCCAGTTCTATGGCCCGCCTTTTTGATTTTGAAAATAACTATTATTCCTTTTTGGCACCAAAAAAAATAAATAATACATTTTTAACAGAAGAAAACTCATTTAGAAGTGATACTTTCAACGAACTTCACTACAAAAATAAATTTGATCCAAATTATACACCCAATTTATCAATTTCTTATTATTTGCGCTCAATTGGTATTTCAATTGGTGGACTAAGTTATAACAACGTACTGGCCTTGAAAGAAGAGCAAAATACCTATAGTAATTTCGGGACAGTCTTTCCGGGCGATTCCAACATCGATGCACCGGCAGAAATTCCAGATTCGTATGATACAATTGTAGACGGTGTTTCACAACTTGATGAAGAAACAAATACATATGTTTCTTTCATTAATTCTATTCTGCGTCAAGATGAAAATTGGGACTTATCTATAGAGAATTTTGATATTTTGAATACAGATTTAAATTTGTTAACACAGCCTGTGGAAGCACCCGCCACCAAAAGAAGCTCCACTGGACTACCACTGAACAATAACCTGAGCCCATCGGAAAGAAGGGCCGAAGATCTACTTCGTAATGAAATAGTTGAATTGCCAAATCATATCAGGGCAATTTTTGCTTCTAAATCTGATAAAGTAGTTAATCAATGGCTTAATATGTTTGGTGATTATTTTGCTAGCCCGGATAATTATTATATGATAAAGGAAAACTATATGAATCTGGTAAAAATAGAAGTATTAAGCACTTTTGCAACAGATGTGTCTGGCATCCCGAATGTAAAAAACCCAGTTTTTGTAAAATTGACGGGCAATAAAATTAAAAATTTATTAGAAGGTCAATATTTATTGTGTAAGGCCGCTCTTTATGATAATCAAAAATATAAAATTGGAACATCATTTGAAAGAAGATCATATTCTGATAAATATTTTCTTATTAAAGGAAGCGCGCCCTCTGAAATCGGAGCTTTTAATGAAACCGGTATCAGGATCGAACAGACCCCCGCCATAGAAGTTTTAGAATCTCCGGCGGGAATTGGGGGGGAGACAAAATTTCAAGCTGTCGACGTTCCAGAAATTATACAAGCAGGTTTTTCTCCGTTCACATTTGGGGGAAATTAAAATGACAGTAAGAGAAGACGCAAAAAGAAATAATCAAGAATTTGCCTTATCGGATAATTTTGAATCCTCTACAGATCTCATTAGACAAAATGTAAATAGTTTCTATATTAATCGCGATGACGCCGAGCGACTTTCTTTTAATCTTGACGCTCCTTTTAAATTTTATCATATCGACGGCCTGAGTCCCAATAGAGCAGATATGGATATATCTAAAAATCCAGCGCCAGATTCAGAATTGATTATACTGGAAGGTACATCCGAAATGGGTGGATCTATAGAAATCCCACTTATTTCAGAAAAAGTAACAATAACACCAAATTTGGATCTTCCTACAGTATATGAATATCCATTTTTTCAAACTCCGCAATCTCTCTTCGAAGAATTTGCAGAAGAACTGCGCGCCACGAGTACTGATGCTGGCATCACTGTGACTCTCGGGCCATATATTGATTATTTTGTGGAATTAAACTCGCCTATTATATACTCTTCAAATATTAATAACAGATCGTTAATACAGGGAGACGTAGAATATACCTTTAATTATGGAAGTGAAACATACGAATCAGCAATCACTCCAGACTCAATTTCGGAATCAAAATTATTAAATTTTTATAAGTATTTTGGAGATAAAGAGACAAGAACACAATTCACTACATACTATGATAAATATCACGGCACAATGGCGGTGGCCAAAATACAAACAACACCGGATCCCTTTAAAGCGTCTAAAGCAAACGCCCTGTCTTCTAGTATTGCAAGCCCCAGTATTCTCGCCGGAAATGATATTAAAAACTTTTTTATAACAAAAGAAAATTATATTGATAGCACTGCGCTATTAGAAAGTAAGCGCTTTTTTCCATTTTTTAATCAAATTTCGTTCTCAAATCCACCTCGTAATGCGGAAGAAGACGATTTAAGAAGTTCAATTTATGATAGTGGATTTTCAACGGCATTTTGTGATTGTATGAACAGTATTGTGTCTTCTTTTGAAGAACAGACAGCACTTATGCCCGAACTCATCGAAGAAAAGCCGTTTAGTCGCTCTTTTCTTTCTTCTAGTTATCTCGACGCCACCCAAACAGACTTTGTAGAAAAATATGAAATACAAAATATCAATTTAAAAATGATTGATGCGTTAGCTTTGTTAAAAAAATTATATTCTGCACCTATTTCTGAAGATACGATCACCAGCGCCACCAAAGGAGCCTATAAAGATTTTTCGACCGAGACAAACTTTATAAAAGAAAGAATATCGAGCACTTCAATTACGGAAAGTACAAAAATGAAGTATGCAGAGGGGCTGGAAGAAATAAGAGTTCAATATCAAAAATTGTTAAATAATGAATCACGCACCTATAAAGAAATTTTATTAGGAAACATAAAATCATATACATCAAAGGTTTTGTTTTATAGAATAGCAAAATATAATGCAGGCGCCACTAACTTTCCAATTCAGAATTTCTGGATTCCATCGGAAAATACATATTTAGGATTAGATTATATTGATTCGCAAGTTAAGTATGGTAAAAGATATCGTTATAAGGTTTACGCATACAAAATGATGGTGGGATCTGAATACTTATATGAAGAACAAATATCTTTTCTTTCTACTTCATATGGAGTTGGTGCGTTTGGAGACGCAGAATCTGGAATTATTACCGGCGGCCCTGCTGAATATCTGGGAGATATTGAAGAGTCCGTAATGAAAAAATTAAGATTTATATCAGATGTCAGAGGTAAACTATTGGACAGTGGATTACCAACGACGAAGGCGAATGCGGTTGCAGATGCATTAATTGCGACAGCATTGGTCGAGATTGGAAATACAAAGCCACCAAAAGGCTTCGCGGGAATGCGGGCCTCTTATCAAAATAATATACAGCCATTTACAGACTTTATGAGAAGTATTATTAATACTGGACAAGGAAAAGATCGAAATGGAACTGTCATACTCAGAGAGGAAATAGATGAATCTATAATTGAAAAATTTCAAGAGATATTAGATAAGGAAACAAATTTATATGGATCTAAAGGTTTTGGGACGGCCGCAACTGTGTCCCCAACTTCTTTTTCTGGAATTGATCGCGCTGGCGGACTATTAGATTTTGTACAATGGAATACTAATGTCGTCAGGTTTTTGTCAAGATTCCGAGATACTGTTCTAAGCGTTGGAAAATTTAATGATTTCGATGCTGGTGATGCAGCCCTAATTACCGGCGCGGTGGGAACATCCATCAGCCTTCTAGGAGGCGTGGCTGGCATCGGCATACTCCTTGCAGGCGTAGTAGGGGTATTCGCCCTCCTCATTGATCTTATTTCTGATGAAGTAAAACGCAAAAAAATTCAAACAGCAGCCCAGAGTGCTGGTTTAGATGGGACGGAGCGTATTCATAATTTTTTGAATAATACTGCCTACAGTATCGATCTTTTTGATACAGACACAAAAGACAAATCAGAAAGGCTCAGTAAAGCTGAGATCGAGACCGGTCTTGAAAAATTTAAAACCAGAGCAAGGATTTTAGAAAAATATGTTCAAGATTTTATAGCAGATCAAGAAGACTATCTTGAGTTGGTTAATTTAAGCTTTACAGTAGAGAAAACCTTTGATAAACTTGTTTACAATGTGACCACAAAGCCCACTCTTAAATTGATTGAAATTCCCTATTACGAAAGCGTTGGAACCATTGTGGACAATCCCCCCTTGTTCCCAAACATTAATTTTGTAACTTATAAAGGAATTGACGATAGAATTTCCTTCTTTATGAACTCTGGACAAGGAAGTCTAGAACAGGTGCCCGTTGTTTTTTCAGAATCCGAAGCCGAATTTTATAAAACCTTTAGAGAGGCAAGAAAACTAAACGATTTTCAGGAAATATTATATAAATCTGATGAATTTGAAAATCTTGGAACATCTTTTGAGATAAGAAGACTCGCAACTCCTCCAAAAAGTTATGATGATTTTAAAGAAGCGACAGTACAAACAGTTTCCAAGACTATTTCAACCGGCGAAATACTGCCAGCAGCTACTTTTATGGACAAAATAGTTCCTAATAAAAAATATTATTACATGTTCCGCGTTTTTGATAGGAGATTCAATGTTTCAAACCCAACAGCAGTTTATGAAATACAATTAGTTGAAAATAGTGGAGCGATTTATCCGCTAATTAACAGTTACGAATTTCCAGAAGAAGAGAAGAAAATAAATAAAAGTTTTAAGCGACTATTTAATATTGTGCCGAGGCTGTCCCAAGTTTTGCCAACCAATCTAAATGCAGAAACATATGGAGATTTATCGACTGGAATAACATCTATATTGGGAACAGAAGATGAGTCACTCTTTGGTGAAACTTTTAAAATTCGTTTGAGTTCTAAAAAAACTGGGAAAGTTGTGGATTTAAATGTTAATTTTAGTTCTACAATCGTTTCAAAGGAATAAATGAAAAATGTTTTTGATTAATAAGCGAAAAGAAACTATTTATCTTGTACAAAAGTATTATGAGGACTTAATATGGCTTTTTTAGACAACAGTGGTGATATTATTTTAGATGCGGTTCTGACCGATACAGGAAGAGAAAGATTAGCAAGAGGCGACGGAAGCTTTAAAATCACAAAATTTGCTCTCGGTGATGACGAAATTAACTATGAGCTTTATAATCGACTAGATTCAAGAGGATCTGCTTTTTATGATTTAGAAATTTTACAAACTCCAGTTTTAGAATCTTTTACGAATAACACCTCGACGATGAAATCTAAACTAATAACAATTACTAGAACAAATGTATTGTATTTGCCAGTTGTTTTATATAATTCTAATAAGGGAACCGTCCTTGGGGGTTCGTCCCTCGCCGCCGGCCTTTTGGCGATTACCGTAGATACAGATACGAGCGAATCTGGGAAAGGTGGCTTATCCGGCTCCGATTATTTTAATGCATTCTCGCCCAAAGATAGCGCGCGCCCTCTTGTTTTTGATCAGGGATTAAACACGCAGGCGATTAGCAAAGAAGCCTCCATCCCCATTGATTTAAACGAAACTCAATATACTATTGAAATGGATAACAGGCTCTTATCTTTAACTAACACCGATGGACTAGCGAAGACTCCATCTTTTATTGATGATGATTCGATTGCATCTTATTCGGTTTCAGAAAGCCCCTTTGTTATTGACAACTCTTCAGATACAAGCTCTGATAACCCAATACGGGGCCCTCGCGGAAGTCAGCTTACTATTGGAGTGCAATCTTCCATAGATGTACAATCTAGTACCTATTTATTTACGACTCTGGGAAGTACAGTCGGCGCCGGCCCAGTTTTTTATTTTATAGATACAAATATAAGGGTAATAGGCCAAACAACGGGATATAGAATAGATCTTCCAGTAAGATTGTTAAAATTTAAGCAATTAACCCCATAAGGATTAGAATATGGCGACTACATATAAAACTCTAGTATTAGACAAAGATATAGCAAATACGAGAACATTACTTCACGAGGCAATCCCCATTACAGGGAGTATTGTTTCAGGCACTTATAGCGACGAAAATGTTAAGAATTATGCTCACGGGATGTTCCAGAGTGTATACGATTATCCCTATTTAAGCTCATCTGCGAATCACATTTTTGATTTGACAGTTGGGTATTCGGCGGGTTCTGGCTTATCGGGATCGGCTTCTGTTCAAAATGCCAAAAAGATCAATATGTATAATCAAATGGCTCAAGTTTTAGTTGGCTATGACCAAACTGGAAGCATTCGCCAGTTTGATAGGGATGGTGACTTTACTGATACTTCCGATAAAATGAGTGAATGTGTTTTTATTAATTTTGCACGACTTTTATCAAAAGATGAAATCAAAAAAGCATCTTTTGTTTTAACAGTCGCGTCAGGCGGGGGAACTCCTTGTGCGGTAGATTTCACCGATCTCTTGACACTCTCGGATTATGGAGCAAATAATGACTACCGGACAAATTCACCAGCAGGAGAATATGGAATTTTGTATACTGGATCTGGATCACCAATTGTTCCAGGATCTGGCGTCGGCCTGCTTTATTATCAAGCTGGTATTGCTGTTTTAACCGCCTCTGTATTTGACGGGGAATTCGGAGCCTGCGGAGCAGCCTATGATACTTCTTCCATTGATGCCGTTTTAACAGGAACAGAAATTTCTTCTGCATGTGATGGAATTAGAAATAGGTGGGATGATCTCGATTTTAACAATACCACGGAGTTGAATTCAACAATTTATTTCTGTCGAGCTAGTTCAAATGAATTTAATTATAGTTCGAACCCAACATATCTTAGCGGAAGCAAAATTAGAGTAAAGAATATTTCCACAGATTCTCCCGCAGCTTATATTACCACAATTGGACTCTACTCTGACGATAACGAGCTTCTGGCTGTTGCAAAAGTTTCTGAACCTCTGAAGAAAGATCCTACAAATGAATTAACTCTTCGTGTAAGATTAGATTATTAATAGCCAGTTGACTATTTACTGATGATATGACGTTTAAAAAGTTTGAAGAAAAAGATATACTTTATAACGTTTTGGAAACAAATCCAAAACAAACCTTTAAAATATATAATTCTAAAGTTTACCACAACAATCAAACCATTCTTGTTGGTGAATTCACTAATCCAGTACCCATGGTTCCAACTGGATTTGTTTCTTTATATGAAATAAATGTAGATAGAAATGAAGCCGATACTGGGCTAATTTATCCATTTGTCACAAAAGAAGGAAGTCTTATTGGGCCAAGGACAGTTTCTACTACAACATTTAACAGCGATTTTTTGTTCGGAGATACAATAACGGGTAGTTACCCCCTTTCATCTAGCATAAAAAGAGATTTTTATCAACTTGGTGTCGCCCGCCCGGAGATTGGGGCCCTTAAAAATACTTTAAACTATTATATTCCAATGAGTTCTCATTATAAATATGATTCGAGTTTGGGGAATAAGGGAACACAGCCGCTTAATTTAATTTCCATTCCATCAATCCTTTACGGAGACTCGATAAAGAAAGGAGACTTAGAATTAAACTTCTATATTTCAGGCACACTTATTGGAACCCTAAAAGACGAGAGACAAAACGGAGAGATGGTTCAAACCGGCCCTATTGGTAGTACCGGCTCCGGCTCCGTCGCCGGCGTTGCATTATATAATGAAGGATTTGTTCTTTTAACTGGATCTTGGTATCTTGAAACGGGAATCGCTAGAAATTATTTAGACGATGGAACTAACCTTATGACATCTTCATGGCTTTTCTTTGGCGTTGGTGCTAATGACGGAATACCTGCCGGTGTAATACCATCTTCCAGTTATGATTTTGATATGAAGGGTGTTAATAGAGTTCCTACTTTAACTATGTTTGCTCATGCAAACAAAATAGAGATGAATCATTCAAATAATTCGACATATGTGGAGTATGGTCAAACGACGACGCCCATAACTGGAGCATACATTTATTCAGAAAATAAGAATTTACAAATAAAAAATATTGTTAGCTCCTCTTATGCGGATCCGACAGGTTCTTTTGAAAAAATAACTTATATATCGCAAGTCGGTATATATGATGAGGATAAGAATTTAATTGGAATTGCTTCGGTGGCAAATCCTGTTAAAAAAACTCAAGGTAGAGAATTTACCTTCAAACTAAAAGTGGATTTTTAATGATTCTGGGACTTGATGTGAGTACAAGCATTATCGGCGTCTGTATCCTCGAAAATGACAAAATAGTTTATGCAGATTATATTGATTTACGCAAGACTGGTTCATTCTTCGAAAAAGCCAGAAAAGTAGAAACAACTTTAAAAGAGGTTAAAGAAAAGTACGATGTAAAACACGTTTTTATAGAACAAGCTCTCATGTTTTTCCGAAGAGGTGGATCAACTGCCAAAACTATGTCAATTCTTCAACGATTTAATGGCATTATATCTTGGATGTGTTATAATATATATGATATGGAACCGAACTATATAAGTCCGATCAGTGCTCGCTCTAAATGTGGCATAAAAATAGCCCGAGGCAAGAAGGCAAAAGAAGTTGTTATGGAGCACTTCATTGAAAGTAAAGAATTTGAGATTATTTATACCAGATTTGGAAATGTTCAAAAATATTGCTACGATATTGCAGATGCAATTGTTGTTGCCCGCGCTGGACACTATTTATTGCAAGGGAAATAGTCTAAAATGTCTAAAATGAAGCTTATTATGGAAAATTGGAGAAATTTTGAAATAAATGAAGGATGGAAAGAGGAAGCAGGGAGACAGGATCAGGAAGATGAGCGCACCCGATCAAGAGAACAAATGAAGTCCGGAAAATTAACTTGGAGACAGTTGGATCAAGCGCTGAAAATCGCACAAGCAGTAAGGGCTGGCGAACTTAGCCGAGAAAAACGAAATCAGTTGGCAAAAGATTTGGGCAGCGATGTGATGGACCTCGTGGCCTCATTCGTACCAGTCGTTGGAAGCATCGTCGCCGCAAAAAACATCGTAAATAGAGTAAGGGGGATTTATAAAACTTATGGGCAGGAGGAAGACGAGGTTACAAAAGCAAATCCAGTCTTAGATGCATTCAATCTCGATGACGGTCTTCAAAAATTAGTTGATGATGGTTTAGAAAAAGAATTTATGGAAAAAATGTTCAAAGATGTCGAAACACAAATAAAAACCAATCCTGATGCCCCCATACCAGATATTGATATTATGATAAAGAAGTTTGTCAATAATAAAAATTTATTTGGAAAAACCGGATACGCTGTCGAAGAGCCAGAATAAAAAAACTAAAATAGTTCTTGACAGAGAGGATGTCAGATGTTATAATAAGAATATGAAAGAAAAAATCTCTCTATTATCAGACATTCTTGGATCTTATTCTGGGTCAAATGATGAACATCTTTTTCAATGCCCCTACTGTAAACATCATAAAAGAAAATTTTCTGTCAACATTAAACGCGGAGTTTATAAATGTTGGGTTTGTGATGCAAAAGGTCGAAGTCTCTATCGATTAATACGTCGATTTGGATCTTTTAAACAACGAGAAACTTGGAAAGCTCTTTCGGGAGAAAAAACAGATTTAAATGGGTTTGATAGCCTCTTCGAAGAAGACGAGAAAGAAAATTTTGAACAGATATTACAAATGCCACCAAGTTTTAAGAGTTTGTGCGGCAATAAGAGGTTCCAGACGCCCCTAAAATATCTTAAAGATCGCGGAATTGATAAAAAAGACATCTTAAAATGGAAGATGGGCTTTTGTTCCGAGGGTCCATATCAGGGAAGGATCATTATCCCATCCTTTAACGAAAACGGTGACCTTAACTATTTTATTGCGAGAACATTTACTGACAACTACAAAAGATATTTAAATCCCCCAGTTAGTCGAGATATCATATTCAATGAATTATACGTTGATTTTGATAAGGAGGTAACAATTGTTGAAGGCGCGTTCGATGCCGTTAAAGCCGAGAACGCTATTCCTATTTTGGGATCAACAATTAGAGAAACATCGAGAATATTCAGAAGAATAGTTCAAAACGACACACCAGTTTTGTTGGCATTAGACCCAGATGCAAAATACAAGGCTGAAAACATCAAAAGATTGTTTTTGAAATACGGAATCGAGATCCGTGAATTACAGTATGATGATGAGAGAGACATAGGTGATATGTCTAAAGAAGAAGTTAAAAATTTAAGTCAGAACGCGCCGTTTATTAGGGAAGATGATTCCTTGGTTTCGGCAATTTCTAATTTATAGGAGAGAAGTTTGAGGATTGCCCACATTGCTGACACACATATTAAAAATTTAAAGTATCATTATGAATATAGGATTGTTTTCAACGAGCTATACAATATTTTAAGAAAGGAAAAACCAGATTATATCATTCATTGCGGTGATATTGCTCACACAAAAACACAAATTAGTCCAGAATTTGTCGAAATGTGCTCTGATTTTTTGAGCAATCTCGCCCATATTGCACCAACTTACGTCATTTTGGGGAATCACGATGGAAACCTTCGCAATAGTAGTCGTCAGGACGCTCTGACACCTATCGTAGACGCTTTATCTCACCCAAACCTACACTTGCTTAAGAAATCAGGCGAAATGCCCCTATCGGCGACTGTAACGCTACATATTTTGTCTGTTTTTGATGAAGAAGGGTGGGTTAAACCTTCGGATCCGAGCAAAATTAATATTGCTCTTTATCACGGATCGGTTTCCGGTGTTGTCACTGACACGGGCTGGGTTATGACTCATGGAGAGCATCCTATTGAGATTTTTGAAGGACACGATTATGGTTTATTGGGAGATATTCACAAAACTGACCAAAGACTTGATGCCGAAGGTAAAATCCGCTATCCCGGATCCACAATCCAGCAAAATCACGGAGAAACAAACGACAAGGGATTTTTACTATGGGATATTCAAAGTAAAGAAAACTTTACTTGCCAACATTTTGAGATTAAAAACCCTAGACCCTTCATAACCATCGAGTTAACGCCAAAAGGCAAGATGCCGAGAGGTGCAGCAAAGAATATACCTCAATCTGCCAGACTTAGACTGGTTTCAAATAATAACTTACCTCTTGATGTTATGAAAAAAGCAATAGAAGTGGCAAAACGAAAGTTTAAGCCAGAGAGTATTACCTTTTTGAACCGAGCAACAGGAGAAAGAGGAGACATCCAGAATATTACAGATGGATTGGAGACCGAAGACCTTAGGAATATTCAAATTCAACAGCAACTCATCAAAGAGTACTTGAAAGATTTTGAGGTTGACGACGAATTGATGCAAAGGGTCATTAATCTCAATTTAAAATACAACAAGATCGCTGAGGAGAACGAAGAGGTATCTCGAAACATCAATTGGAGGCTTCGCTCTATTGAATGGAACAATTTATTCAATTATGCAGAAGGAAATAGCATCAATTTTGATAACTTAGAGGGGATTGTCGGCATCTTTGGAAAGAACTTTTCTGGAAAGTCTAGCATTATTGATTCAATTTTATATACAGTGTTCAATTCGACATCAAAAAACGACAGAAAAAACCTAAATATTATAAATCAAAATAAAGAAGTCGGCACCGGTAAAGTTAAAATCTCTATTGGAGATAAAGATTATTATATTGAGAGAAATTCAGAAAAGTATACTCGAAAACTAAAAGGGTCTGTAACTCAGGAAGCAAAAACAAATGTAGAGTTTACAGTATACGATCCGGCGCTTGGAGATATGGAGAGCCTTAATGGTTTGACGAGAAATCAAACTGACAAGAACATTAGAAAGGTTTTTGGAACATTAGAAGATTTTCTTTATTCATCGATGGCCTCCCAACTCGATTCTCTTACCTTTATTAAAGAAGGCTCAACAAAGAGAAAGGAGATTCTTGCCAAGTTTCTTGATTTGGAATTTTTTGAACATAAATTTCGATTAGCCAAGGAGGATGCGTCCGATACAAAAGGCGCTTTAAGAAAATCAGAAGGAAGAGACTTTAATAGTGATATTTTATCTGCACAAGAAGAGCTTGAAGGCGCAAACAATGATCTTGAAAAGAAAAAACAGCGCTGCGAGACTATCAATTTTAATATTTCTCAATGCAATGAAGAAATAGGGGAAATAAATGAAAAGATAAAGTCAATTCCTGCCGAAATCATAGATGTTATGAAAGTTCAACAAGAATTAAATGACAAAAAGAACCAATTAATCTCTGTTTCGGATCAAAATAGTGAATTTTATGTAGAAAGAAATGCAGATAAAGAGAAGTATCGAAAGATCCTTCTTTTTTTGGGAGAATTTGATAAGAAAGCCCTCTTTGAAAAGCAGGAAAGGGTTCATGAGTTGCTGAATCAGCTAGTAATTTTAGAAAACTCATTGAGTGTGGAAGAAGATGAGCTTAAAAGAAATCAAAACAAGCTCCAATTGCTTCGGGGGATTCCTTGTGGTACCGCATATCCCAAATGTAAATTCATTAAGGACGCATATGTCTCTAAAGCTACAATTCCACTTAACGAAAAAGAGGCCGAGAATCTCTCGGGGCAGATTGATGACCTGAACGACGACATCGAGGAGATTAACCCCGATGAGGTTGAAGATCATATAGGAAAATACAATGAAATTGTTAATAAAAAGAATGCATTGTCCAACAAAATAACAAATTATGATCTTAAGATAGAGAAAAATGCCAGTATCATTAAAAATTTGATGTCTGAAATCGAAGCATCAGAAGAAAAGGTCTCAGAATATGAGTTAAATAAAGAAATTATTGAAAATCTGGGGAATCTATCACAGAAACTAAGGGGTTTAAGGATTAAATCACAGAATTTTAAAAGTAATCATGAAAAGTGTACATCATCTATCCTGAATATATATAAGTCTGTTGGTTCTTTAGAGCAAAAAGTTAATAATTTGATAGTTCAGAGGAACGAATACCTTGATTTACAGGAAGAATTCTCTTCTTATGATCTTTATTTACGATGTATGCACCCAAATGGGATAGCCTATGATGTTATTAAGCGTAAATTACCTGTAATCAATGACGAAATTGCCAAAATTCTGGCAAATATCGTTGATTTTGAGGTTTTCTTCGAGGATGATGGTAAAAGACTTGATATTTTCATCAAACATCCACGCCATGAACCTCGACCGCTAGAAATGGGGTCTGGAGCAGAGAAAACAATCGCCGCAATGGCCATTCGTTTAGCACTATTGAGTATATCTTCCCTTCCAAAGTCGGACTTCTTCATCCTTGATGAGCCAGGAACTGCATTGGATGAAGATAATATGCAAGGGTTTGTTGACATCCTAGACTTGATTAGATCTTACTTCAAGACAGTCCTTCTTATCTCTCATTTGGACAGCCTTAAAGATTGTGTTGATATGCAGATTATAATTGACAAGAAAAATGGTTATGCCTTTATTGAACAATAGGACTAATTATAGAGTATAAAAGGAGGGTTTATGACTATGGTAGAAACAGCAAAAGGTGTAATTGATATCGCACTTGAAAAGATGGTTTCCCGCAAATTACTTGTTTGGGCAGCCGCTACTGGGCTTATGTTTACTTCTCACATTGATAGTGGCGATTGGCTCATTTTGAGCGCGCTATATATCGGTGGTCAGTCTGTGATTGACGCGATTGTTAAATTGAAGGGCGCCTAGTGATCAACATCAACATTGGAGACTTGTTTAAATCAGTCGGCACGTTCTTGGTTAAAAACTGGCAAGGTGTCGGCTTAGTTATTATGGTTATCCTCTTTTTTGTGACAAAAAATGACTACTCATCACTCAAAAAGTCGATGGATGTAATGAGCACAAGCTATGAAGAGCAGATCGCAACATTGGAAGCCCTACATCAAAAAGAATTGGCCGCACGCGAAGAGGCCATAGCCAAATTCAAGCGAGATCTGACAAATATGACAGAAAAATATAATGAGTCAGTCGCCAATTTAAACAAAAATAAAGAAGAAGATATAAAAAAGTTCATCAGGGATTTCGATGAGCAGCCCGAGGAGTTGGCCAGAGAAATTGAGGAGGCTTTTGGGTTTGAATATGTGGAGTAAGATCTCATTATTGTTTCTTTTTGGTTTTTTAAACTCAGCACAAGCTGCTGATGGTAAATTTACCTTCATTCAAGAAGGAGCACCAGCACCTTTTACCGGAACGTTATTTGATCCCGAGGCAACAGCTAGATTATTGGCAAATAGCAAGTTTCTAAAAGAAGAATATGAGTTAAAGCTTGGATTCGAACTACAAAAACAAGAAGCGCAGTGCCAACTCAAAATTGATCAATTAAGTATCACAATTGACACAGAAAAAGAAAGATTTGATTCAACATTAATTTTAAAAAATACAGAAATCAAGCAACTAAACAAGATCATCGCCAAGAAGCCTGGAAAAAACGCCCTTATATGGGGTGTTGTTGGGGGTTTTGTAATTGGTGTCCTGTCCACCGTGGGAATAACATATGCGGTGAATAAATGAAAAAAGATTTAAATGAAATTGCCAAATATGAAAATGCTATTTCTAAGAAATATGGGAAAGAAGCAATACGGCACCCAAAAGCCGATTGGGATGATGAAAAAGAAAAAGATTATCAGCAGCAAATCCGAGATTTATATCAAAAAGAAGTAAAACAAAGAGAAAGAAATGAAAAAGTCGAAGTTGATGGAGTTTTAATATCTAAAAAACTAATTAATAAAGACAATAATAGGATTTGTCAAACTTGTCATTCTTATTCTTTTGATTTGCGTGATGATGTTTATATGACAAAATTTAATTGTTGCTTTGGATGTTATATACAATGGGTCGAAGGCAGAGAAGACAGATGGAAAACGGGCTGGCGCCCAACTAAAAAGGAATAAATTATGAAACTTACGAATTCACAGTTGAGAAGACTCATCAAAGAAGAGATCAAACTCGCCTCCCGGCATGCCCCAGCGTCTCATAATAAATTTAAGTTTACAAAAACAGAATTAGTAAATATTGTTAAAGAAGAAGTCAATAATTTGATGAAAGAAGGATGGGGAGATTATTTGTCTGCGGCTAACACATTGAAGGACGACGCCGCCGAGGCCGAGGCCACAAAGCTCTCCGGCGACAAAAAAGCCTTCCAAAAACAGATCATTGCTGAACTCCCGGCTCTTTTTGATCCCAATTCCGAGTTACCGAACTCTTTTGTACATGTGCAAGAGGAAGACAGCAAGGGTAGTGTCCAGAAATATCTGGAGTCCCACGGGGAAGAATTGGCAAGCCAAATGGCAAATCACCTTAGTGCGATTTTTGCAGGAGAAGCTCAATATACAGAAGAACCGTGGTTGGCAAGAACTTTGCCAGTCGCGAGAGAGATTTATGGTGATGAAGATCCCGTCAAATGGTTCAGTCAGAGCGTGGAAGAATATATCAGGAACGTTCTCCTAAAGCCCCCCAACTCCGAAAGGGGCAGTATCGTAGATATGATCAAAAACAAGTATATAAAACCAGAGGACCCTGGCCTTACCGGCGCCCATCTGGCTCAGTACAATTCTTATAAAAAGAAAAAAGGAATTAAATAAATGGCTACAACATTAGAAATTATTACAGGTCTTAATCAGGCAGCCGCAAATGCTTATGATGGCGCGCACGATGCACGATTCGTGACCGGCGATACTAAGGAATTAGGTTTAAGCCGAGAAGATGGGTGCCCTATCGTTGATAGCCGCGTTTCCGATGGCTTCAAAGTTAAATTCGTCGGGGATATGCTCCAAATAAATTACGAGGCAAATGTCAAGCTCACAGCGGTATATGCTAACGGGTTTGAGGAAGAATGCGAAAGAAAACTCCAAAAGATCGCCGATTTTCTTAAGAAAGAATATAAAGCGATTACAGGTAAATCTATTTCTCTTTCTCCACAGGGCGAAGCTAAATGTTTAGTCCAAAGTACGGGAAGAGTTAGAACATTTGTTATGGCTCACAGGCTTTATAAAATTGGAGGTATGAAAGATGTTACCACCCTTGGTGAAGCAATAACTGATCCTATCGCCGTTAATTATTATAAATTTTTGAAAGGCGATGGTTTCGCCAAAAAATAACACAATATTTATTAATGACAAGAAAAGGTCAAAAAAGAAATAAATGTCACCTACACTATCAAAAAAGGAAATAGTAGCTGAGATACTAAAGTGCGGAAAAGATCCGAATTACTTTGTGAATAATTATGCGAGAATTTCACACCCAATCCATGGTCTCATTTCGTTTAAGACTTACGATTATCAGACTGACCTTTTATCCGATTTTAATGATTACCGATTTAATATAATCCTCAAAGCTAGACAGTTGGGCATCTCAACAATTGCAGGTGCCTACATCGTTTGGATGATGCTCTTTCACCGCGACAAGAATATTCTTGTTATGGCAACAAAATTCAAGACGGCCGCCAACTTAGTTAAAAAGGTGAAAGCTATTATGAAGAATGTGCCCGAGTTTCTTCTTATCGCAGAAATTTCAATTGATAATCGAGCTTCTTTCGAACTTTCAAATGGTTCTCAAATTCAAGCAGCCTCAACGTCTGGCGATGCAGGTCGTTCAGAAGCTCTTTCTTTGCTCGTCATTGATGAGGCCGCCCATGTTGATAATCTTGATGAGCTTTGGGCAGGTTTATATCCTACAATCTCAACTGGTGGCCGAGTGATCGCGCTTTCGACTCCAAATGGCGTTGGAAACTGGTTTCACAAGACATATAGCGAGTCAGTTGAAGGGTCCAATGACTTTCATCCAGTTATGCTAAATTGGAATATCCATCCGGATAGAAATATGGAGTGGTTTGAGAAAGAAACTAGGAATATGTCAAGAAGGGAGATCGCGCAAGAACTAGAATGTAACTTCAATACATCGGGCGAGACTGTTATTCATCCCGATGATATTATGTGGTTGGAGAGCAACGTTAAGGATCCTAAATACAGGACAAGTTTTGACAGAAATATGTGGATTTGGGAAGAATATACTCCCGAATGCACTTATCTCCTTGTTGCCGACGTTGCAAGAGGGGATGGAGCAGACTATTCTGTTTTTCATATCATCAAGCTGGATACGATGGAAGTTGTAGCTGAATACCAAGGAAAGCCTAGTTTGGATATGTATTCCAACGTTTTATTGCAGGCTGGCAAAGAATATGGCAATTGCCTGTTGGTTGTTGAAAATGTTGGTATTGGTATTTCCGTTTTAGAAAAATTAATTGAGTTGCAATATCCGAATTTGTATTATTCGATAAAGAGTACTCATGAATATGTAGATAGTCAGCAGGGAGCAACGAATAACTCTGCTGTCCCCGGATTTACGACATCTTTAAAAACCCGACCTCTTATCGTCGCAAAATTAGAAGAATTCATTAGAAACAAACTAATTAAAGTATATTCGGTTCGTTTCTCGAATGAGTTGCGAACTTTTATTTGGCACAATGGCAAACCTCAATCAATGAGGGGATATAATGATGACCTTGTTATGGCATTAGCTATTGGGTGTTGGGTGAGGGATACAGCTTTGAGCGTCAATAAAAGAGAATTGGAATATAAAAAGGCGTGTTTGAATTCTATGGTTAGGGTTAATACAAAAATTAATACAACAATCCCAGGAATGCAGGGATATAATAGAAAAGAATCACTAGATGAGAAAATGTTTAAAGCAAAAGAAGATTATGAACAATATTCTTGGTTAATAAAAGGATAAAGAATGGCCGACCAAAGTAAAAATCCCAATAATTCGCAATCAGAACTTTTTAGAAGATTAACGAGATTATTTTCGGGTCCAATTGTAAACTGGCGTACTCAGATGAATCGAAAGATTCGTAGAACAGCGCTTGACAAATATTCTACAGATTTCAGATCAGCAAGTGGTCAGCAATTTAAAAAATCAGAATATAGTCCTTTTGATGTTATGCATTCAAAAATTATGGCTCAACAAAATCGAGCCGAAAGATATATTGATTACGAGCAAATGGAATATATGCCCGAATTGGCGTCTGCAATGGATATTTATGCAGATGAGATGACAACGCACTCTGCTCTTTCTCCTATGATGGATATTGAGTGCCCAAACGAAGAAATCAAAGCAGTTCTTCGTTCCCTCTATGAGAACGTTTTAAATATTAATCATAATTTGTTTGGATGGTGTCGTTCCATGTGCAAATTCGGAGATTTTATCCTTTATATGGATATTGATGATCGGATTGGTGTAAAATCTGTTATTCCAATCCCACTGAAGGAAGTTGAAAGAATGGAAGGAGAAGATCCTACCAATCCAAACTATGTCCAATACCAGTGGAATTCAGCCGGTATGACTTTTGAAAATTGGCAAATTGCTCATTTCCGAATACTTGGAAATGATAAGTATTCTCCATATGGTACCTCTGTGATGGAATCTGCTCGACGTATTTGGCGTCAGTTGGTTCTTATGGAAGATGCGATGATGGCTTATCGGATTGTGCGCTCGGCAGAACGAAGAGTTTTCTATATCGATGTCGGAAATATCGCCCCTCAAGATGTAGAGGGCTTTATTCAAAAGACAATTACGTCTATGAAGAGAAATCAGGTTGTTGATGCGAATACGGGAAGGGTGGATTTGAGATACAACCCACTCTCAGTTGAAGAAGACTATTTTGTTCCAATTAGGGGGGGAGAGTCATCTAAAATTGAGTCACTCCCTGGAGGTCAATTTACTGGCGATATAGATGATGTTAAATATCTTCGAGACAAAATGTTCTCCGCGATAAAAATCCCGTCTGCATATTTGTCAAGCGACACAGAAAGTGTAGAAGATAAAACAACTCTCGCACAAAAAGATGTTCGTTTCGCAAGAACTATCCAAAGACTCCAGCGCTCCGTTATTGCCGAGTTGGAAAAGATTGGAATCGTTCATTTATATACTTTGGGATTTAGAGGTGATGATTTAGTAAGTTTCCGATTGAAGCTGAACAACCCATCTAAAATCGCCGAACTTCAAGAATTAGAGCACTGGAAATCAAAATTTGATATTGCTGGAGGAGCCACTGAAAACTTCTTTAGTCGTCGTTGGATCGCTCAAAACATTTTCAGTCTTTCCGAAGAAGAATTTGTCAGAAACCAAAGAGAAATGTTCCACGATAGAAAATATGAGGCAGAACTTAACGCCGCAGCAGAATCAGCCGGAGAGGCCGCTGCTGGAGGGACGGGGGGCCTCGGCGATCTTGGTGGAGGCGAAGATCTTGGAGATCTCGGCGATCTGGGCGGAGGCGGAGACCTTGGAGATCTTGGCGGTGGTGAAGATACTGGAGATCTCGGCGGTGATGAGGAAGAGGGCGCCCTATTATCCGCCCCCGCCAAGCGAAATGATGATAGAGACAATAGAAACAGGCGCCATACTAAAAAATCCTTAGGAAAAAAAGCCAAAGGAAAAAGGCACGTTTCTAGAGAATTAAGGGGAGGCGACGGCCGAAATGGTAGAGAACAAAATTATACAGCCATGGCATTTCCAAGAGCAAAAGAGATAGTACCGGGAATGGAAAATTTAATGGGCCTATCTCGGGGGATTTACGAAACTAAACAACCTAATTATAACAAAGAAGAAGCTCTTTTGTTTGAAGCAAGCTCAAGAGTTAAAGATTTAGTCGCAGAATTAGAAAACTTGGAGATTCAAATAGATGAAAATGAAACATAATAAAAAGCGTAATAGTGCTTTTATTTTTGAGGTGTTAATCAGGGAACTGGCAAAGACCATTATGGAAAAAAATGATAATAAGAAAAAAATTATTATGAAGCTCATTAGAGAACACTTTAAGGGAAACACTATCTTAGCCAAAGATATGGATATTTATAAGTCAATTCTGGACACCAAAAACGTCGAGAGGCATACAGCAGAAAGATTAATTTTTGAATCAAGAATGCAAAAAAAGACTATCAATCATCGAGAACTCTTTAAAGAACAAACCGAAATAATCAATAAAATAAATAAATTTATATCTCCAGAGGCATTTTCTAACTTTATTCCAAATTACAGAGATTTGGCAACAGTTTTTCAAATTTTTAATCCAAAAGTAAAAACAAAACAAAGAGTATTGTTGGAAAATCACATGATCAATGTTATGGTTACTGAAGAAGAGCGAGAGAAAGAATTTTTAAAACCAATTGACAACTTAACTTATAAAACATTTGTTCAAAAGTTCAATGAGAAATATTCTAGCAAGCTAATAAAAGAACAAAAAGAATTATTGAGTAAATATATTAGTTCTTTTGCCGATCACGGTATTGAATTAAAAATATTTTTAAATGAAGAAATTCCGAGACTTAAAAATATCGTTAAAAATTCTCTTAATCTGAAAGAAATCAAAAATGATCAAGATATGATGGAAAAAACAAAAAAAGTTATTAAAATTTTGGAAACGACATCAAAGAGAGTCTTGGATAATAAATTTGTTCATGATATTTTAAAAATTCAAGGTCTCGTTAAGGAACTGGCTTAAATGGCAATTACAATTCAGGTTGGAAAAGCAGCGCGCCAAGAGAAGATTACTTTAGAATTAAAAGCTAGAAAATCTCTTGACGGAAATATTATGATATTTGACCATGAAGAAATGGATATTGTAATCATGCCGACTAAAAGCAAGGTTGTAACTTTTGCCAAAAATGATTATTCTGAAACCGTCTATGCGGCTCAAAATAGACTATTTGAGTTTTTAAAACGAAGTGGTGTTGTCGAATATGAGTCAATTAAAGGAGGAAGTGTCTATGGATCGTTGGAAGGTTTAATCCCGACTTCTAAAAATGAAGAAATAAATCCAGTAGATTATACAATTTATGGTATTTACAAATTTCTGAAAGAAGAAAAACCATATTATGATTACATCGATGATTATGAACAAATGCTTGACAATTATTATACACATCCGACAGATCAAGATTCGACAGAACTTGGTGAAGTACCACAAGCTTCAGAAAAGGGCTCAATCAAGCCCGGATATACTTATCAGCCATATTGGATGAGTTATATGTTAGAAAATAAGGAGAAAAAATGAAACTTACATCAAAACAATTAAGAAAAATTATTAAAGAAGAATTGGAAAATAGTTTAGAAGAAAACCGCGAGCAACATCTTGCCGGAATTGGAAACAAGATCAATCGGCTACAAAAAGCTCTTGAGGATGTGACTCGCTCTATTGCCAATGAAGAACAAGCCGCCAACGGCGACGACACGATATTAATGGATATTCGAACTCAAAATAGTTATTTCGCAAAACAACAAGAGCAGACAAACTTATCTTCTAAAATTTCACTACTCTTAAAACAACTTCGCCAACTACAAGATGCTCCCGAAGGGAAGGGGAATGTAGGGCAATTAGAGAGGGATTAAATTCCGCATGTCCCTCCTCTATTTTATCCTAACTGCTTATGGATTAACTCAATTAATCTGTTATGCCAAGATTTTCAATAGAATCCGACCAAGTGGTCACTTTTGGCGATGTCCAATGTGTGTTGGCTTTTGGGTTGGTATTTTTTTATGTGGAATAAGCCCTTTTACGGAACTATTTACATACGAACTTAATGTTATAAATTTCTTTATTTGTGGCTGCCTAAGTTCTGGAACTTCTTATATCTTAAGCACGGTATTTGGAGACAACGGCATAAATCTAGAGGGAGGTGATTAAAATGTTTATAAGATATATGCTTCGAGGAGTCCGTCGTTGTAAAAACGGCTGTTGACTACTTCAAAAAGGAATGAAAAATGAGTAAAGTTTTATTGCGAGAATATTATGCTCTTTGCGAAGGAGGCGTTTGTCAAGATCTATTGACAGAGGTCGAGAAGAGAGATATAAAAGAAAACAACGCCATGTATTTAACTGGTCTTATGCAGCACTGTGATGTCCAGAATGGTAATGGAAGGGTTTACCCCCAAAAGACTCTCATGAGAGAGGTTAAAACATATCAAAAGCTCGTCAAAGAAAAACGAGCCCTTGGCGAGCTTGATCATCCAGACGATTCTGTCATTAATTTAAGAAATGCTAGCCATATGGTTACCAATCTTTGGGCAGATGGTCCAAAAATTATGGGAACAGTTAAAGTTCTAAATACTCCATCAGGAGGGATTTTGAGATCTCTTGTTGAATCTGGTTGTCAGCTTGGTATTTCTTCACGCGGTCTTGGTTCTGTCCGCGAAAGCACTCAGGGAACAATGGTTGAAGATGACTTCCAGCTTATTTGCTTTGATTTCGTTTCAGAGCCATCAACGCCAAACGCATTTATGAATTTACAGGAAGGCAAAAATTACGAAGAGCCAAATATTTTTACAAAAGCAGATAGAATTAATCGAGCTTTAAACAATATACTGGGAAATTAAAAAATGGAAATTAAATTATCTTCTTTGGTTCTTTTAAAAGAATTTCTGGATTCTAAAAGTGCGGAAAAACTAGGTGCCAGACAAGTTGAAATTTTACAAAAAATATTAGATACCCTAGAGGGTATGGATGTAAGCATCGACCAACTTACTGCTTTGGTGGCCGGAACAGATGCCCTTAGTCTTCATGTTGGGCAAAATACATATGGTAGGTTGGCGCCGATGAGCACCAAAGCAGTGGGATCTCCTCAGTCCAGTCCGCCGCACTCCAAAGCCGCTAATGAAGGCTGGTCAGATCATAAACAAACAAAATCTCTAACAGAAAATTGGCGCCATTTTATAGAAAAAAAGAGAAGAAAATGAAAAAGAATGAATTTAAAAAAATATTAAAACCTCTTATAAAAGAATGCATCAAAGAAGTGATCTTTGAAGATGGAATCTTGTCAGGTCTTGTTTCTGAGGTTGTCCAAGGGCTGGGCCAACAAAGAATTGTCGAAACAGTTGAGAGAAGCCAACCAGCGCCTGATTTTTCAAGAAGCCAGCGCGTCGAACTTCAAGAGGACGCCCGCTCCGCAATGATGGAAAAAAGGAGAAAGCTTGAAGAATCTCTTGGCAGTGGATTTAAGGGAATTTTTGAAGATGTCGAGCCCCTTCACAAAGCGGGGTCTCCTGGTGGATCGCCGGCCCAAGGGCCTTTATCAACTTATGCAGCAAATGATCCGGGTATTGATATAAGTGGAATCATGGCAATTGGTGACGGAAAGAACTGGAAAAACATGATTTAGTTTATCTTTCCGACTATTTATATCGGAGGGATTTAAGTTGTCAAGATACAGACCTAGCAGAAATTCAGTAAGCGGTGATTCAACGCTCGACGGAGATGTAACAGTAAGCGGAAGCTTGGACGTTACCAAAAATCTTGAAGGTGTTCGGCGATATTTGTTGGACGACGAGGGCGACGGCCTTGGTTATGGTGGAGTCGTTGGTGAAATTCTGACACTATATGTTGATGACACAAGCGGAAATGACAAAAATGATGGGTTGACTTCTGGATCCGCGCTTAAAACAATTAAGAAGTGTATTGAGAGAGCCCCCTCTGGCATGGAAGCCTGGGATGTTAATGGGCTTGAGCAAGCAATAACAGTAATCGTAGCATCGGGGACATATGTATGTCCAACTGAAATCCAATCCAATAACACAGTTTTTGTTGGAGCAACGGCAAGCGTCGAATCGGCATCGACATGGGTACAAGTTTCGGCATCCAACGCCGATGGCCTCATTGTGGATGCAGATTTCCCCAGCGGAGATTATGCGGAAGACACTCTTAGGGGCCAATGGATTAAATGGGGTAATAGTGGAACCCCTCAAAATAACCATGGCTGGATTTATGCTAATGAGTCGGGTTCTGGAGGCACAACAAGGTGCTATATCTGCCACCACAATGGCGCAGGCAGCAGCCCAGCAGCATACGGAGATATAGAGCTAATTAATTCGGATGTTAGATTTGAAATTCCCGAAGATAAGAGGGTAGGCAGAGGTTTTGCGAACTTTCATTATTCGGTCGAGCTTCAATTCGAGAACATCACATTTGACGGAAATCCGGCCGTTACGGCCGGCGGGGAGCTTTATTTAAACGGAAACCAAAAAGTCTTTTTTAGAAATTGTAAGTTTGGGTCCGATGTGTCCTCTAATTTTAAAACAATACAATCAGCACAGGGATTTGGATTGTTTACTGATTGCTATTTTCAATTGAAACAATACATTCGGTCAGGCGCTCAGGGTTATACAAGCCTTAGATCGTCGGTTGTCGACGGGAGGTACGGAACAGGCCAATTGGCAGCGACTTTCGATGGAACATTTAATCTAAAAAATGAAATTATTTTTAGAGACAGTACCAAAGGCTTTACAACGGAAGGCGGAGTCTCAACATATGATAATACAAGTGCAAACACATGTATGCGGTTCATGTTATTTAACGGAGTTGTCAATAATAGCAATGGAATTCAAGCAAATACAGAGAAAGCGGACCTCTTCGGAGGTCAAATAGACTTGCCAGACCTATACGGAGCAGTATCTTCGAATTATGGAATCACAGCTACAGGAGGAGCAAATGTTTATATGGGCGAAAACTCGTCTTTGTCTAGTTCCCTTGGGATAAACTATGTTTCAGCCGATGGTGGAACTTCCAATGTTGCCCAAACAAAGTTTCTAACCTCTGTCTCGGGCGGCAATGTCCCGTTCTTGGGCTATGAAACTTCCTATTCGGCATCTGCTCCATCGGATTGGACAGCCCCTGCTCCCGATAACGCACAAGATGCAATTGATAGATTAGCCGCAGCAGTTGAGGGTCTTCTTGGAGGGGCAATTCCTTAATGTCAAGATTTAGACCCAGTAGAAACTACATTAGTGGCGAATTTGTCATAACGGGAGGCCCAGTCGATATAACTGGTGACCTTGTTGTGTCTGGAACAATCACGGCCAATCAATATGACGTCAATGTTATAAATACTAATGTTACTCATATTGACGCCGATGGTAATACTAAATTTGGCGATACTCCGGACGACACACATCAATTTACTGGGTCTGTTCTTATTGACGGAGATGTTTTCATCGTCGGGGCCATCTCCGCAAGCGCTATTATCGGCGGCGGCGCAACAACCCCAGATCTGCCGCTTACTTCTGTGCAATTCAACGAAGGCGGCGCATTCGGAGGAGATCCAAACTTTACTTGGGACCTTACAGCGAACGCCCTGACAGTTTTGGGAGATATAACAGCCTCCTCAAACATTTCCGGAGCATTCTTTTATGGCGACGGTACCGGCATAACCGGAATCACAGCGACAGCAGTACCAGCCGGCTCCAATACCCAAATTCAATTTAACGCAGACGGCATCACGGGCGCGGACTCCGATCTCGTTTGGGCGAGTGGGAGCAATGCCCTCACCGTCACCGGCGATATAACGGCCTCTTCAAACATCTCGGGCGCCTTCTTTTATGGTGATGGTTCTGGTCTTACAAATGTTGTCGCTTCGGCCACTCCAGCAGGATCTAACACGCAAATTCAGTTTAATGCTGATGGAGTAACCGACGCAGACGCAGACTTTACTTGGCTTACGGGAAGCAACACACTTTCTGTAACGGGCGACATTAGCGCCTCTGTTAATATATCGGGATCAGAATTTTATGGCGATGGATCAAATTTAGCGGACTTAAACGCCTCAAATATATCAGCGGGAACACTAAACAACGCAAGGCTTCCCGCAACAGTCAGCGTGACAAACGTGACTGCTAGTTCGTTGGTTTCTGCCAGTTTTCTATATGGCGATGGATCAAATTTAACAAATCTTCCAGCTGGTTCTCCTGGTGGCCTAGATACACAAATCCAATTTAATGATGCCGGCACCTTCAATGGTGATGCTGAATTTACATGGAATAAAACAACAAATACCTTGACCGTAACAGGAGACATTAGTGCATCTGTCAACGTTTCTGGATCGGATTTCTACGGCGGGGGTGCAAATCTAACAGACCTGAACGCCTCAAACATATCAGCCGGAACCCTAAATAATGCGCGCCTCCCAGCTACAATAAGTGTCACAAACATTACAGCCTCTGCGCTAGTTTCATCAAGCTTCTTTTACGGAGATGGGTCAAACTTGACAAATCTCCCATCAGCGGCAATAACAACATACAATAGTGCTTCCGCAGGGAGGGTTATAACCTCCGTCAACGCGACAACAGTCGAGGGCGAACCAAACTTAACATTTGATAATACGACTTTGGTGATAACGGGCGATGTCTCCGGTTCTGGAAACGTTTCAGGTTCGGCTTTTTACGGTGATGGCTCTAATTTAACAGGTCTCGCACGCGATTTCGGACCCAGCGCAACAGATCCAGTTGGTTCACCAAACGCAGGTGATTTTTATTACAACACAGTACTTAATATGACAATGCATTATGACTCATCGCGCACAAAATGGCTTTCGGCAGAAACCTCAGAAATTCATTTCGGAAGAAATGGAAACACCGGCGTCGGCGCCTACTATCGAGGTATAAACGGTAGATCATATTCTGCGATACAGGGAAGGTACGCAGAACATAACGGAACCATTGTTTCGTTTTCTTATACGCGGGGAGACACGGACGCCGCAGTTTTTAATGTGACTTCTGGCGGAACGACGGTTTCATTTTTATCATCCTCAGTAATCGGGGGGTCAACAGAGACCCTAAGCGATGACTTCGCAGCGGATACAGTTTTGGGGGTCAGAAACCAATCGGCAGACGGAAATACAACAACAGATGTGCTCGGTGTAGCAAGAATGAAGTGGAGAATATAAAATGGCAGTAACACTAATTGCTAAAAACCAAACAGCAGGAGCCCTGGCTTTAACGCAGTTGTCCGTCCCAAATAATGAAGTTCCAGCGGGAGTGGGATCAACTGTCACTTTGACAGATTTTGCGACAGTCAATGAGATCCAAGATGACGTAGAACTCATCGCCCATATCACCGCTGGCGATGTTATTATTAACGACGGAACAACCGATCTAACTCAAGTCGAAAGTCTGGCAATTGTTCAAACTACCGCAGGCCCAACTCCTGGTGGAATACCAGAAGATTTGGCCATTACGAGCCTCTCTGCAAGCAGCTTCGTATCCGCCAGTGTATATTACGGCGACGGATCAAACCTAACTGGAGTTTCTTCGAATCCCGCAGGATCAAATACAGAAATTCAATTTAACGCAGACGGAGCTTTCGGCGCCGACCCGCAATTCACATGGGCTTCTGGAAGCAATATTCTAACAGTTACCGGAGATATCTCTGGTTCTGGCGCCATCTCGGGCTCCTTCTTCTATGGCGACGGCGGGAGCCTAACAAATCTTCCATCTGCTGCTATATCAACGTATAACACACCCGGCGCAGACAGAATTATAACCTCTGTCAACGCAACAACAGTTGAGGGCGAGGCAAATCTAACATTCGACAATACAACTCTGACCATAACCGGCGATATTTCAGGATCTGGTAACATTTCAGGTTCATCTTTCTATGGAGACGGCTCTAATCTAACAGATTTAAACGCCTCTAATATATCAGCCGGAACGCTCAATAATGCGCGCCTCCCAGCTACAATAAGCGTTACAAACGTTACAGCAAGCACTCTCGTCTCTGCCAGCGCGTTTTATGGAGATGGATCAAATCTAACTGGGATTATCTCCGAAGCTGCTGGATCTGACACCGAGATTCAATTCAATGATGGAGGAACCGCGTTTGGCGGGGATCCACAATTCACATGGAATAAGACAAGCAACACATTAACCGTAACTGGCGATGTGAGTGCTTCGGTTAATATTTCCGGATCAGATTTCTATGGTGGTGGCGCAAACTTAACAGACTTAAACGCCTCCAACATATCAGCGGGAACGTTGAATAACGCAAGGCTTCCCGCAACTATAAGCGTGACGAATGTTACGGCAAGCACTCTTGTATCCGCAAGCGCTTTTTACGGAGATGGATCAAACTTAACAAATCTCCCAGCCGGCAACGCAGCAGGATCTGATACTCAAATTCAATTCAATGATGGGACGGCTTTCGGCGGAGATGCAGAATTCACCTGGAATAAGACAACAGACACGCTAACTGTAACTGGCGATATTAGTGCATCTGTCAACATCTCAGGCTCTGATTTCTACGGCGGAGGGGCAAATCTAACAGATTTAAATGCCTCTAATATCTCAGCAGGAACATTAAATAACGCAAGACTGCCAGCTACAATAAGTGTCACTAACGTAACAGCAAGCACTCTCGTCTCCGCAAGTTCTTTTTATGGCGACGGCGCCAATTTAACTGGAATTGCAGCAGGATCAGATACTCAGGTTCAATTTAGAGATGCCGGCGGATTCGCGGCCGATCCTCAATTTACTTGGGATAAAACGAACAATATTCTAACTCTCGGCGGAGTGAGCGGCTCTGGAAACATTTCTGGCTCTGATTTTTATGGTGGGGGCGCCAACTTAACGGACTTAAACGCCTCAAATATATCAGCAGGAACTCTGGCAAACGCAAGACTTCCAACAACAATTAGCGTGACAAACGTAACGGCAAGCTCCCTTATATCTGCCAGTTTTCTTTATGGAGATGGGTCAAACTTAACCGGCATAGAAGTGCCCCTTTTGGTTGGAAACTCCCTTTTTGTTGATGGCATTAATGGAAATGATGGCACTGGAACTAGGGGCGACAAATCACAACCGTATTTGACGATATCCTCGGCAATTGCAGCTTCAATCGCGGGCGATGCAATTTATGTCACTCCAGGGGACTATCCTGAAACCTCTTTGGCAATACCCGCAGGCCGAGCCTTATTTTCGCAGGGAGGCTATGCACAAACCTCTATCGGCATAACATCCTCGGCCACGGATATTATCACAACAGTTGACGATACTTGGATCGAGGGATTCACTGTCCATGTTCCAACCGGCTCTTCAAATGCGGGCATCCGCTATACCGGCGGTACCGGTGGAACTATGCAGGCTTACTCCATGGCTTTTTCTGGCGATGGGGCTAGTGGGCAAGGGGATGGTTTCGTAAAAACTGGGACAGGCAAGGTAATTGGATCCGAAATTAGATTGGTTAAAGGCGGATTGAGTTCCATTATCAGGGTAGATCAGGGAGTCATGGCACTTGAATCGATTCATGTTCCGTCCGCCTCTGGTGATATCACAAATATCGCCCTTGCCGAAGGTACAGGCCGCGCCCAATTAATCAATTTTAACGCCGGGAATTCAAATGTTGTCAATGCAATGACCGTTTCTGGTTCCGCTACTGCAATTTGCCTAAGTGTAAATTGGGTTGATATCCAAAATGGGCTTAATATCCAGCAAGATGGGGTGAATGTGGAGATAAATGGCGGAAAGATCCAACATTCCGCATATGCTGTCACAATGAATAACTCCGAAACTTTCACCAGCGCATCAATCATCTCTCTGACAAATATCAATTCCCACCCCGATTTCAATTTTCCTCCGTCTGCTCTTAACGCTCAATTCGAGGTAAAATTCACGACCACGGCGGACCTTGATCACTATGCCGCTGAAAGCCTCTTCGGTACAAATCTTGAAATAGGATTTCCAGAGAAAGGGTCAGCCATCGCAGTTGGTAAAGGGTCTTCCTATGCATTTGGGATAAAAGTATATACCAGTGACGGAACAGATACTACAACAACAACTGGATCTTTGATTGATGTCACAACTTCGGCATCTTCGATTGTTGGTTCGCCATTTACTTTTCAGGGAGGATCACCCGATCATTGCATATATTTTGGTTCGACAAGAAAGGATGTAGATTCAAATCCACTTAAATATTGTGGGATCAATGTTGATACATCCGTTGGTTCGTTGACTGGTGCCTATGTATACGAGATCTGGAACGGGTCGGCATGGTCCGATATAGATTATCAATGCACTTCTGTGGATACTGGCTATCGGTATGCCAACAACCCATTTATGCGAACAGATAGCGAGGAATTCATCAGATTTGGACTCGACGACGATACAGCCTGGGCTATTTCTACGATCGGTGGCGATGCCGCATACTGGACCCGCTGTAGGATAGTTACCTCTGCTAGTCTACCACAGTTTGAAAAATGGTGGGTGACCCCAACACACCTTTCTATTAGTGAAGCTGGTGTGAGACAGTCACACGGTGGTGCTATCTGGCAGGTGGAACTTGGTGCTTCCGGAAATGTTTTTGGTGAATCTGGCGGAGTCGTCGGGGCTAATATCCTTGTCGGGTCAGGGGGTCTACCAACAGAGTGGACACAAAGAATGCCCAATTCAAATTTAAATGGATCCGGAGATGCTATCTATACCCAGTTCACACTCCCGCCAGGAATCAATACATCGCTGCCACTTAAATTTAAAATTATTTATTCTCTGGATAGTGCCGCCGCCGCCGTAACCTTCCCAACTGGAATTCTGTCGGTTATCCCGATTCAGGTCACCGGTGTCAATGTCGCTGACCCACTGGGAGGCAAAATTCCAACCCCCAGAACATTCGCGAATACCGAAACACTGACAGCCAAGGCCGCCCCACTGGCACTCTCTAAATTACTACAGCCGACCGGAGCTATCGTCGGTGATGATTTGAGTAACAGAATAATCTCTACTATTTTTTCTCCCCTCTCGATTGAGGAGTACTATGAGGACGATATCGTCGCTATACGCTTCGAGCTAGATAACCACGGCAGTCCAAATTATAATGTCAGTGTTTGGGCAATCATGATCGAGGGACACAAATTCACAGAAGGAAAGCCACGCTAATGGCAGGAAATTTTAATTTATTATATAGTCAAACATTTACAGCGACAGACACGATCGTTGTCAATCACTCTCTCGATAGATACCAGATGGGTGTTATAGTTTCCATTGGCGGTTCATCAGATAGTTCGGCACTTATTTCCTCTATTGATCTCGACCCCCTGGATCCGAGAAATTCCCTAACGATCACATTGGCCTCTGCTCAGACTGGGCTTGTCAAAATCGTCGATACGGACTACTCGTGGGCCAACATGCCAACCCCAGAAGAGAGCACCGAAGTTTCTCAATTAACATCATCCGTCTATTCCCCCGGAGGGGATGACACTCAGGTTCAATTTAATGACGGAGGATCTAATTTTAGTGGATCCTCGAATTTTGTTTGGCTAAAAGCCAGCAATACTCTATCTGTTGATGGAGCAATAAGCGGCTCGGGGAACATCTCTGGCTCGGCTTTCTACGGTGATGGTACAAATTTGACCGGACCCATACAAGAAAGCCTAGTAAATGTCAAAGGCGACCTATTGGCCGCGACAGCGGCAGACACAGTAGATCGTTTGGCCGTGGGCGCAGATACGTTTGTCTTAACTGCCGATAGCGCCGAACCCACTGGTATAAAGTGGGCTGCGGCCAGCGGCGGCGGAACACTCGATCATGCCGCGCTAACCAGCAATCTTACATGGGCCACTTCGGGACATACCGGTGCGGCAAGCAACCTCGCTGCCTTTACGGCAGGAGGCGCGGCCGATGAATTAACCGCCACAGAAGCCCGAACTCTCCTTAATGTGGAGGACGGCGCAGACGTTACCGACGCTACGAATGTCGCAGCAGCGGGCGCAATTATGGAAACATTGGCAGACGCTAAGGGCGACCTGTTGGCTGCGTCAGCGGACAATACAGTAACGCGACTTGCAGTCGGCTCTAATAATGATATCCTGACCGCCGATAGTTCCCAAAGCACTGGAGTTAGGTGGGCAACACCCGCAGAACCCGTATATGTGGATTACTACGATGCGGCCACAACGAGTGTGGGAACAACCGCTACTACCCTCGGCCTAGATAGATCTAGGCAAAGCAACGCGCTATTCGTTCTATCTTCTGATCAGGTGACCGTCCAAACCAATGGCGCCGGCGATTATTTTATTCGATACGATGTAACCTTTAGAGATACAGATAACAACAACAGGGAAATAGAGTGCTGGATGGAAATTAACGGCACGGAGGTTACCGCAACCCGTTCGGTGTTCTCACATTGGGATGAACACGGCCTCACTACCGACAACACCGCCGGCCGAAGCGTAATCATAACTCTGTCAGATGGAGATGTTATTAGGCTCAGGAGCGAAGTTACAAACGGAGTAGGAGGTTACACAACAGACACTGGCGGAGTCAGCCTACAGGTTCTCTCAATTGGCAGCAACGGAACCCAAGGCCCAACTGGCGCACAAGGCCCAACAGGCTCAGGGAGTACAATCACCGTTGAAGACGAAGGATCAATCGTATCTGGCGGACCACACAGCAATCTTGACTTCGTTGGGGCTGGGGTTACTGCCACAGATGCTGGCAGCGGAGTCGCGACCATCACCATTACAGGCGGGTCTGCAAACATAGCCCAATACAGGCAAACCGGAAATTTAACCATCAACACATCAGCGACGACGGTGGTTCTTAATGCAAATGATTTTGAAGATTCGAACTACACCCGATCTGGCGAGAATATTACAATCAATACCGCAGGAGTCTATCAGATCTCCTATCAAGTATACTTCGCCACTAACGGAAACTTCCGCCGTTCCGTCGATGCCTGGGTTGAGAATAATACCGTAGAGATCGTGCCATCACGCGCATCATCCTACTCTCGTAATACGGTCGACGATACAGCGAGCAGCGGTGCGACATTCCTCGTCCAACTCGCTGCCAGTGATGTTGTTCGGCTACGCGCTCAATCTACAGGTACGAACGGCACCGCTGTTGGTCAAGGCAACCGGATGTGGATAACTGTACAATTTGTGAGGGCCCCCTAATGACTACTAAAATGATTTTCATCTGCTCCTGTGGGGCTATGTTCGACATCGATGATTCGACGGGCATGGAAGCCCATATAGACATCCACACGGACCACTCCGTCAAGGAATCTGTTGCTCACACTTCTGCGACTCCAACCACATTGGCGGAATTTCAAGATAGTTTGGTGGTTCAAATAAAGACAAAGCGAGATGACGATCGCCTAGAAAACGTAATCGTTGCAGAATATCCAGCTTTAAGTGGAAATTACTTTTCCTGCTCAACTAAGAGTCAGGATAATTGGTCAAAATTTGCAAGTCTTGATACGAGAGGATTAGTGACCTATCCGTTTTCGGTGACAACAAACGACGAAAGAGGAACATATACTGTTGCTGACAGCGCAGATCTGTCGGCAATTATGGGCACAGTATCCGCAGCCGTTTTCACAGAAAGGGGACTGGCACAGACTTATATTGATGCTGTTTTGGCCTCAGTTGACGAAACATCGGCCAATGCCGCAGCGGATCCATATTTAAATTTAAATTAAAGAGGAGTTAAAATGTCTAAAAAGCATCCAGTGAATATATCAGTCACACCAAGAGGTAGGAATGATACTGCACAGAGAATGATAAAAAGATTTATGAAGAAAGTTAAGAAAGAAAAAGTTTTAGAAACTCATCGTGAGGGGTTACGATATAAAAAACCTTCTGAGAAAAGAAGGGAAAGAAAAAAGAGAAGAAAGCAAGTTCTTAAGAAACTTGCTGAGGAAAATAAAATAAAAGATAATTAGAAATTAAAAAACTAATTATAGAGTGAACAGGAGTTTTAATAAATGGCTTATTATAGAGCAGGATTACAAAATGTAGGGTCTTATCAGGTTGGGGGAACGCCATTTCTGACCGGAGGAGTCGTCGCTACCAGTACAGAGGCTAAAATAGCCTTTCCGAATGTAACAAAGAACATTCTAATTACCAATACCTCGGGAACCACCGGTTTACGAGTTCACTTTAACCCGTCAGCTACCTCAAATGTAATTTCAGGCCATCATTATTTTACATTATCAAATAAGGGAGACAATATAACACTCAATAGTAAGTGTACTGAAATTTATATTTCCCTAGAGATCCCCGCCGGCGCCGCAGGATCCTTTGAATTGGTCGCAGATTTGACAGGAATTAACGACAGCGAAATGTTCGCTTTAACTGGATCAGGACTTACAGATTGATTCCTTACAATAAAACGGTCATTTTGTATTTCGAAAGACTATTTATTTGTGAGTAAATCTATAAGGGAATATATATATGTCTTCATTACTAGAACAAGCAATAATTGATGCAGCCGCTTTAAAAGAGGCAGCCATTAAAAATGCTGAATCTGCAATTTTGAATAAATATTCAACCGATATCAAAGAGGCAGTGGAAAGTTTGTTGGAGCAAGACGATGAACTTGCCTTTGGCGCTCTCGGTGCTGAGGGTGAAATGGAATTATCTACCTCTCTGGAAGATAGTATTCCTCTTGCTGGGGCCCCACCCGAATCAATTGATGAACAAGAGATCGTATTAAGTATGGAAGAACTTAAAGATATGGCTGAAGCTCTCGCTGATGCAGAAGGAGATTTAATTGGTGAACCGTCACCACACGAAAATCTTGTTGATGATATGCAGGGTACAGAGCCACCTTCATCCAAAGAGGCAGAGACTTCATCTGTTCCTGTTGACGTAACCTTAGAAGAAGAGATAGATTTGGAAGATCTTGATGAGATCTTGGAAGAACTCATCGTTGATATTGTTCCTGAAAAAAGCGGCTGGGCTGGCACCCCCGAGCCCATCATGAACTATAAAGAAGAAATGGCTTTGGCGCAGCGCTCCGGAACAGAGGCGCTAGCAAAAGCAAAAGCATTGACACAGGCTGGAGAAAGACTTAGAGAGGCAAATAGAGACCTCAAATCAAAAAATACAAAATTGATAAAAGCACTCCAGATCTTAAAAGAAAGTTTTAATAAAGTTAATCTCTCAAATGCGAGATTAGTTTACACGAATCAGGTCTTAACAGACAACTCCTTGAATGAGCGGCAAAAAAAGAAAATTGTCGAAGCTCTGTCGAAATCAGATTCTATTGAAGAAGCAAAGGTAATATTCGAAACTCTAAAAAGCGCGGTGGGAAGTGTAACAGGTAAAGCACGTCCACAATCACTACGCGAGACCATCGAAAGACCCTCTGCCACTTTACCTAGAAGAGCAGTCAGATCTGTTGAATCTCCGGAAGCGGACAGGATGCAAATACTGGCTGGAATAAAGACAAACAAATAAGGAGATTTTTAAAATCATGTCTATACTTAAAAAATTAACTGAAGGTATTGTTCGTCGCGATCTATCTAAAGAAGGATCTGCTCTTCTCTCCAAGTGGGAAAAGACTGGACTTTTAGAGGGACTCGGGAACGAACGTGCTAAATATGGGATGGCAGCATTGCTAGAAAACCAAGCGAAGGAACTACTTCGTGAGGCTTCTACTATGGCTGGCTCACCCTCTGGTGACGTTGAAGGTTTTGCTTCCGTCGCCTTTCCTATCGTCCGCCGAGTATTCGGCGGCCTAATTGCTAACGACCTTGTTAGCGTTCAACCGATGAGCCTTCCTTCTGGCCTCATCTTCTTCCTGGACTTCACCTATGATCGGGCCCGCCTTGATACTCTTGCCAATACTTCGGTATACGGTGGTGGTGTCGTCGCTTCACAGATTACTGGTGGTGTTTCATTGGTTGGGAACCTCGCTGAACAAAGCTATTATTCTTTGAACAATGGGTATTCGAGCCCAACAGGTTCTGTTCGTCTCGACACTGTTTGGGGTGGACTTGCAATAGCCTCTGGAACTGTCGGAGGAGGCTCCCCTGGAGCACTTTCTGATTGGACTGGAACTGCTGGAGCCGGCGCCGCTCTCGCTCTCCTCGGAGATCGATTGGTCCGTTTCGATTCAGATATTGCGTCTGGCACAAATGCTTGTGTTATTTCTGTTCCTTTGACAACTTTCGCCCCTGGCGCACAGTTTAATATCAAGGATTATATTACCATTACTTTGGAAGATGGTACTGTTGTTGATACAACTCAGGTTCGCCGCCTCACACGCGATGACCCGAACACAGCAGGAAATATCTTGCTTGTTTGCGCTTCCGTAGCGGGCACTCCCGTAACTCTATCTGCTAGTATGGTTGCTAACGATAGTGGGACATTTATCATTGATGACAACTTTGCCGCTGGCAACGCGGTTGGTTCTGTTGCTGGTCTTGATACATGGGGATTAGAAAACAATGCAGGCATCCCTGAAATCGATATTAAGGTCGACTCTGTGGCTGTCACGGCAAAGACCAAGAAGCTCAAGGCTAAATGGACGCCAGAATTGGCGCAGGACTTGAATGCGTATCACAATCTCGATGCAGAGGTTGAGCTTACGTCTATCTTGTCTGAGCACATCGCTCTTGAAATCGACCAAGAAATCTTGGAAGATCTCGTGAAAGGTGCAACTGCTGAAACCTTGTTCTGGTCGCGACTTCCTGGTAAGTTTGTGAACCGCACAACGGGCGCGGCACTACTTCCAACTAGTGGGTTTCCTGACTTCACGGGTAACGTATCCGAGTGGTATGAAACTCTGATTGAGACCATTAATGATGTCTCGGCTCAAATTCATCGCAAGACCCTTCGAGGCGGCGCTAACTTCATCGTGTGTTCACCTGAAGTTGCCAACCTTCTTGAGTTTACTGCTGGATTCCGTGGTGCCGTGACTCACGATGATGATCGTGGTCAAGTTGGTGCTGTTAAAGTCGGCTCTTTGAGCAAGAAGTTTGACGTTTACGTCGATCCTTACTTCCCACGGAACGTTGTTCTCGCAGGACGTAAAGGCTCTTCTTTCCTCGAAAGCGGATATGTGTACGCACCGTATGTACCTCTCCAGATGACTCCAACAATCTTCGGTACCGAGGACTTCGTGCCGCGCAAAGGCGTCATGACTCGATATGCCAAGAAGATGGTTCGTCCGGATATGTACGGTCTGGTCGTCGTTCAAGATTTGTCATAACATAATCTAGAACATATTAACACAAAAAATACCCCTCTCCGTTTTTCGGAGGGGGGTTTGTTTATTTAGAAACTAATTAATGCGGAGGGACTATAAATGGCATTGCCAACACTAACACCAGTCAGCCAAATGAGTAAGGCGATCTTACCCATAACCGGAACAGCCGGAAATGTTGCTGCAACATTGCCGCTTGGTATATATACATCTAATGCTTTTCTTTCTGGCGCCGCTGATCAAGTTGCTTATACATATAAGAAATTGGGTGGCGATGTCTTAGACATTGAAATGCTGGCCGGAAATGTTTATGCAAACTATGAAGAAGCTGTTTTAGAATATAGTTATTTGGTCAATTTGCATCAATCAAAAAATATCCTCTCCAACGTTCTTGGACAAACAACGGGAACATTTGATCAGGATGGAAATGTTGTAACTGGGCCGACTAATGTTAATTTAAAATTCCCCCGCGTTACTTTCGAATATGAAAGGAGGGTAGCTGATAGTTTTTCTTTCAACGCTGATGTCGGAGGAACAATTCCAATTTATTCGGCATCTTTTCAGATTACGGAGGGAGAACAAGACTATGACTTACAAGCAATTATCTCAGGTTCTTCGGCAACCGGAGTTCAGCCCAATGGCGACCCGGCCATCTTTGCTGGTATTGTTGGAAATAAGAGGGTTATAATCAAAAAAGTCTTCTTTAAAACACCTGGTGCAATGTGGAGGTTCTTCGGCTATTACGGAGGATTGAATGTTGTCGGAAACCTTCTATATTATGGACAATATACTGACGATTCTTCTTTCGAGGTAATTCCTGTATGGCAGAATAAGTTACAAGCGAAGGCTTATGAAGACCACTTGTTCACACGCCTATCTCACTATTCATATGAATTAAAGGATAATAAGTTAAGAATATTTCCTCAGCCGCAACTGGTAGGCACATACAGGTTTATGTGGGTAGAATTTTCAGTTATACCTGATAGTTGGGATGAGGCTTCCGATGTGGATACTGGAATAGGTGGAGTTAATAATATTAATACTATTCCTTTCGATAATCTTCCCTATGAAAACATTAATGCGATAGGAAAACAGTGGATCCGAAGATTTGCGTTGGCCCTATCAAAAGAGACTCTGGGCCAAATTCGAGGAAAATTCAATCCCATTCCAATTCCAGGATCTGATATTACCTTAAATGCATCTGATCTCTTAAGTCAGGCCCAGAATGAGCAAGAAAAATTACGAGAAGAATTAAAAACAATTTTAGATGAGTTAACTTATGCAGAACTAGCTAAGAGAGATGCAGAAATAACAGAGGCGGTTAACGTGATACAAACAAAAGTACCAATGTTAATTTTCCAAGGATAAATATATAAGTGAGCAGCAAAAAAGACCAATTTGATGATGATTTTAGACCTTATTTTCCTGAGGAAAAAAAGGCTACTGGAGTTGCGCAGAAAGAAATTACTTTTATGCCATCCACTATCGAAACAATTGACTATGCCCTTCATGAATGGTTAAACGAAGAATTGAATATATTCTGTACAACAAATGATGGATGGAAGAAGGTACCTATCATATGGTCAATGCCAGAAAGGGCCTTTCAAGTGAAAGAAAATAAAGAGTTGCGCAATCTGGATAATATTTTTACGTTTCCGGTCATGAGCGTCGAGAGGGCGTCTTTAATAAAAGACCCCTCTATGAAAGGTGTCGCGTGGTCTCATATCGCTCGCCAAAACGATCCAAAAGGGGGTACGCTCACTGTTGCAAGAAGAATTCAGCAGGAGAAAACAGCAAATTTTGCTAATAAAGATGCAAGAAGAAGATTCAACCAATCAACCTATCCTTTTAATAATAAAAAAGTTGTTTATGAAACAATAACGATGCCTTTGCCAACGTATATTGTGGCAACTTATAAAGTTACGATTACAACCGAATATCAACAACAGATGAATGAAATTTTTACACCATTTATCACTTCTACAGGACAAATAAATAATTTCTTTATTAATAAAGACGGTCACAGGTTTGAAGGTTTTATTCAAGGTGAATTTGGTTTAGAAAATAATATTTCTAATTTGGGAGAAGAAGAGCGAAAATTTCAAACTACGATAGATTTAAAAATATTAGGATATTTAATGGGAGCCGATAAAAATGATGAACAGCCAAAGGTTACAATTAGGGAAAGTGCTGTTGAATTCAAATTTGTAAGAGAAAGAGTAATAATGGGTGACAAAAAGGATTATTAATAATTATGGCTGAGAACAAATGGGAAAAACCTTCAAATCCGCCTCCCCCTCTTTTTCTTGGTGAAAAAGAAAGAAATCTCGTAAAGCAAGTCAATGACGAACTTATGGAGCGAGTCATTGGGCAAGCTATAACTTATTTTCCGCTTTCTATGGAGAGGACAAATTTTCATCCCCTGTATGGTGAGGCAATAGAAAAATGCTTCCTTGCACCCGTTAGAGTATATGTTCTGGTTGAATTTGACGGGATAGGAACGGTCACAGAAAATTATGGTCTGGATAAAACCTACTCTCTAACGGTTAGATTCCATGAAAGAAGATTATTTGAAGATCAGGACCTTTATGTGAGGGAAGGAGACTATATACAGTACGGTTCCTCTTTTTTTGAGATTGTCACGCTCACAGAAGAGAGAGAAATATTTGGACAAGTCGAAGCAAGATTTCAACTAAGCGCCAAATGTATCAAATCGCGAAAGGGGCTAATGAGTTTCAAAGTAGTTTCTTAGAATATTAATTGAGGCTTTCGCAATTCCGTGAACTATTTATTATGTGATAAAGTAATCTAGATTTAGAGGAGAATCCCTTAGATGTCAGTTAAAAAATTTAAATTTGTATCTCCAGGCGTTTTTGTCAAGGAAATTGATAATTCACAGCTTCCGCAGGTTAATAGAGATGCAGGGCCAGTGGTTATTGGTCGCCTGCCACAAGGGCCGGCCATGGAGCCAGTGAAAATCAACTCTTTTTCAGACTTTGTTGATATATTTGGAAATCCAGTTCCGGGCAAAGCAACTGGGGATGTGTGGAGAGACGGAAACTATCAAGGTCCGACATATACATCTTATGCCGCTCAAGCTTATTTGAGAAACAGCGTTGATGCTATTACTGTTGTTCGTTTAGCTGGAATGGCAAATGAAGACGCTTCGGGAGATATCGGCGCAGCCGGTTGGGGAACCGCAGATCTTAGTACCTCGGTGTTGGACAATGGTGGTGCTTACGGATTATTCTTATGCAATCACTCTTCCTCTACAACCGTCAACCCACACAATGGTTATTTGGCCGCGATTTGGTACATTGCTACGGGCAGTGCCATCGCGCTTTCCGGTACTCTCGCTGGCACCACAACACCAGAGATAGGCGGTATCGGCGTTCTTATTAATCCATCTGCGGATGTGGGAGCTAGCTCCGGACCAGATTACACCGCATATATTAAGAATACGTCCGACGAGGTTGTTTACAGAACAACATTCAATTTTGATCCAGGATCTAAGACGTTTATTCGAAATGTTTTCAATACAAACCCGCAAGCAGCGGGCCCAATTATTCCTGCTAGTTCCTTTGCACGCGGAGAAAACCTTTATTGGCTTGGTGAGAGTTATGAATCCTTCATTCAAAAGAAGTTGGATACGGGCGAATTAGCAACTGCCTCTTACGGCATTATTTTACCATTTGATAATAATACAAAGTCGCACTATAGAACAGATGCCTCAAGGGCCTCTACGGGATGGTATTTTTCTCAAGATGTTAGTACAGTCACTGGCTCTTATAGAGCCGGCCAGATGCAAAAGCTTTTCAAAGTGCATGCGCTGGAACCGGGTAAATGGGTTCAGGATAATTTGAAAGTAGCCATTCAAGATTTAACATATTCCAGAGATACTACAGGTACTCACCCTTACGGGTCGTTTACAGTTATTCTTCGAAAGGCCGATGATACAGATAGTAATCCACAAATAGTCGAAAGGTTTTCAAATTGTGATTTGAATCCCCTTTCGGATAATTATGTTTCCAAGAAGATTGGCGACAAATATAGAGTATGGGATCAGGAAGAAACCATCTTAAGAGAATATGGTGAGTATGATAATGCCTCTAGATATGTTAGGGTCGAAGTAGACGACACGGTTAGAAATGGTATTGCTGACCCCGTATTAGTGCCTTTTGGCGTATACGGGCCCGACAAGATCATCGACGTTACCATAGCAAGTGGATCTGCCGGCTCTTCTTTCGCGGCAGTTCTGGAAACTGGAGCATCGGGTCCAGAGGATAAGCCGAATGGCGATGGCGATAATATTAATACAGGCTCTCTTGGGGATTATATAGCTAATATAGTCTTCCCAGAAAGTCAATTGAGAGTTTCGTCATCTGCTGGAGCACTGACGGATCAGACAAATGCTTACTTCGGGCTGAATGTTTCGGCATATCTTGAAAATACTACTTTTTATTCCAGCGACAAGCCCGGTACTGGATATCCAGATTATGTATATCCATTGGGCGGTATTTCAACAGTGAATAAAACCCCACAATGGATATTCTCCTTGGACGACCTCGTTAAGCCGCTTGGCAAGAACTACGTCTATTGGCAATCAGGTAGCCGCGCTGGAACAGCAACAGTGAACGGAACTTCATATTCTGCCACCGGAAGCTGGAAAGATGTTATTGATGATGACTGGGTGAGATTTAACTCTCCCCTCGCTGGTGGATTTGACGGATTAAATATTCTTGAGGTTGAACCTTTTAGAAATGCTGGAATGACATCTGCCACTCTTTCAACAAATTATGCTCTGAACACTCTTCGAGAGGGGGTAAGCATAGTTTCCGACCCAGAAGCTGTCGCTTGCAATATAATCACGGTCCCAGGTATAACTAACGATACCATTACAAACCATGTGATACAGGTTTGCGAAGATAGAGGGGATGCGTTGGGAATCATTGATATAGACAATGTATATACACCTTTCACAGAAACTTCAACCGCCTATTCAGATCGAACAGCGCGCGCCGCGACATCGGTTAAGCAAGCAATCATTGATTTAGAAAATAGGCAGATTAATACTTCTTACGCATGCACCTACTATCCGTGGGTCCAAATTCAAGATACAGTTACTTCTAATAACCGGCTCTGGGTGCCACCTTCTGTGGTCGCCTTGGGAACTATGGCTTCTTCAGAAGCACAGTCGGAAGTATGGTTTGCTCCTGCTGGATTCAATAGAGGCGGACTGAGTCAAGGCTCCGCTGGTATTCCGGTCTTGAATGTAAGTCAAAGATTAACTTCTAAGGATAGAGATAAACTTTACGATGCGAATATCAATCCAATTGCTTCTTTCCCGAATGAGGGAATTGTAATCTTTGGACAGAAAACGCTTCAAGCAACACCATCTGCACTGGATAGAATTAATGTTAGGAGAATGCTGATTTATGTTAAGAAACAAATTTCAATATTCGCAAACGGAATCTTGTTTGACCAGAACATAGAGGTTACTTGGGACAGGTTTAAAGCTGTAGCAGTACCCTTCCTGGCGAGTGTCCAGACGAGACTCGGATTAAGTGATTTCAGATTAATTTTGGATAGCACCACAACTACACCAGATTTGGTTGACCGAAATATCGTATACGCCAAGATTTACTTGAAGCCGGCTAAAGCGATTGAATACATCGCGCTTGACTTCATTATTACGAATCAAGGCGCGGATTTCGCGGATTAAAAATGATTTTAACTACTATATATAATGTAAGCAGGAGATTTTAAAAAAATGGCTCAAGATAATTTTTGGACAAGCAAGGGCGTAGACCCAAAAAGAAAATATAGATTTACGGTTAGTCTTGCCGGCGGCGCCACCTATAGGAGTTCTTTCGGCGCGATCGCCCCACTTTGGTTTGCAAAGACAGTTGATAAGCCAGAGATCACAGTCAATACGGCAGATGTCAACTTTATGCAACATAAGTTTTATTTTCCAGGAACAGTTGAGTGGAATGAGGTTTCTCTTGTCTTGACAGATCCAATCAGCCCAGATGCAGCGGGCGCGACAGCAGCCCTCTTATCGGCAATGGGATATGTGGGTCCAGAGGGAGCAGTTCAGAATTTACAATCTATTGCGAAAACCCAATCATTTGAAGTTATAATTAAGCAAGTTGATGCCAAAGGTGTAACACAAGAACAATGGACATTAAAAAATGCATTTATAATTAAGCTTGGATATGGCGATCTGGATTATACTTCCGAGGATTTGTCAGAAATTACGATGACATTTAGATATGATTGGGCCGAAATTATTACCCAAGGCGAAGGCGGCCCGTTCTTCAATGGGACCAATGACTCCGATGATTAGATATAAATTTACAAAAAAGAGGTGAAAATTGGCTAGAAATAGTGGCAGTAGACTAGGTAAAGAACCGGACGCTACTGAAACCCCCTCGGATGACTCCATTGCAGCAGTAATGCAGTCACAATCTGAGGGCTTATCTTTCGCAACACCAACAGAGTTCGTAGAGCTTCCTTCACAGGGGCGCTGCTATCCAGGGGATCATCCTCTATGTGGTGTGGAAAGTATTGAAATTAAATATATGACAGCGAAGGAGGAAGATATTCTTTCTTCTAAAACACTTATTAAACAAGGTATTGCAATTGAGAGATTTCTTAAGAATATTATTATTGATAAGTCGGTAAGATCTGATGGGTTGCTATCGGGGGATAGAAATGCTATCCTCATTGCGGCTAGAATTAATGGATATGGCGCAGAATATTCAACTAAGGTAGTATGTCCAGCGTGTATGACATCCTCTGATTATGAGTTTGATCTTTCCGATGTACAAATAAAAGCGTTTAATGAAGACGCGGAAGATGCATCTTGGACAGAAAATGGCACTCTTATGATAACTACTCCGATTACAGGAGTTCAAGTTGAGATGCGCCCGATGACTGGAAAAGATGAGATGTATATGGCTCGCTTACAAGAATCAAAAAAGAGAAAAAATCTACCAGAAACAAAACTTACGGATATGCTGAAAGCTATCATTGTTTCTGCTAATGGAATTGAAACAAGAAGTTTAATTGGAGAGTTTATAGAAGTTATGCCAGCCCGAGATTCAAAACATCTGCGCGCGATCTACGAGAAAAATATTCCAAACATTGACATGACTCAAGAGTTTGAATGCCCTTCTTGTAATTATGGAACGGATCTGGAGGTGCCGTTCACTACGGACTTTTTTTGGCCTAAGTGATGAATATATCCAATCTGTTTATGAAGAGTTCTTTTTGATGAAATACCATGGGGGGTGGAGTTTCATCGAGGCGTATAATCTTCCCATTAAGATCCGCCGCTGGTTCTTACAGCGCCTATCAGATCAGATGCAAAAAGAAAATGATCAGATGAAAAAATCTTATAAAACCAAGAGATAATAGATATTTCTTGGTTTTTTTACTATTTATAATATGGGGAGAAGATTGCCATGGCATTTTGGACTGATAAAAATACTGTACCACTTCAAAAATATCGTTATCAAGTTATTACAAATTTGTGGATATATCCACGACTTATATCCACCGGCCAAACCGTTGTCCCTAAGGGGAAGTTAAGAAACTATAAGATCCCGACTCATTTGATTTCATCAGTCGACTTGCCAGGATTCGAATTACAATATGAGAATAATGCCGCCAAGCTGAGTTTAGAGACTGATATACAGGGAACTAGTGCTGATCTAGGAGAGCTTTCATTAAAGTTAATTATGACACCGCAGCTAATGAGGGATATTCCAAAAATGGTTCAGGGATATTGGGAAACTCCCATAAAATCCAAAGTTCCAGCCGCCTTCGTGCCCAGAGCCGGATTGACCCACACCTCAAATATTTTAATATATTTCTATGATTCATCGGGACAGGTGGTGAGAAAGCTTGGTTATTATAAAGTTCAACCGATCGGTTATAACCTTGGAGATATTAAATACGGGGATTCAGATGTCATCGAGGGAGAGGTAAAATTTTATTATGAGTCTACTATTGCCGCATCTGGAAAAGATGATGACACA